TTGATGAAAAAAGAGAAGATGGTAAAAAAGAATCTGTAAATGAAATATGGGATAAATATAATAACGGGGAAATAACTTTAGAAGAAGCACAAAATCAAATATTACAAGATGGAAAAGATCCAAACGTCACAGAATGGGCAGAGTTCACAGGAAAACTCTTGGACAGTGAACAAAGAGCATCAATCTTTTTACCAATACGTCCAAGCGAACGGGCAAAAACTTCCACTGGAATGGGAGACGTCACAGGAACTGGTGGAGATGTATCCAGAGTGGGAGGAAGAGATAATGGAGAACGCACTTCTACCAAATTAGCAAAAGGTTTACGCAAAGGAGCTGAAGCTGCTCGTAAGGGTAAGAGAGGCGGTCTTGCGATGAATCCTATTGATCCGTTCTTAGAGGTTATTGCCAAGGCCCTTGAGGCAGGTGCATCTCTAACAGAGGCTATTGCAAAAGGTATTGAGGCATTCAAAAACTCAGACTTCTACAAGAACTTAACTGCTCAAGAGAAGAGCAAGGCTGTAAACGATCTTAAGAAGGCAATGGACGAGCAAATTGCTCCGACTATTGCCAATCTTATCAACGAAGAAATGTTGAAAGGTAAGGGAGTTTACACAGCTTCACAAAATGTGAAGAAAGCAATGATTAATGAAGGGGTTATCGATGAGGCAACCTTTGATCGAATTGTTGGGAAGGCTGAAAAAATTGTTAAGGACGAGGCAGAGCAGATGATAGTAGACGCTACAGATAAAGCTGTGGAGGATGTTAGATCAGGCGCAGGTTTAGACAATGCGTTAAATGCTCTCTCTGACTTTATTAATAATGAAGTAGGTTTCTATAAGTCTCAAGATAAGACTCTTAAGAAAGATTTAGCTGATAAGGCTAAAGCTAACGTGATGGATCAATTAGCGTCTAAGATAGCAGGTGATGCTAAGTCTTACATGGATGTTGATAACATGAGTAAGGCAGATGCCATTGAGAAAGCTTTAGGTGATGCTACATCCGCAGGTATGGAGTTCTCTACGGTAGATCAATTGCGTGATTCTGTTAAGAACTCTCTTGATAAAATCAAATCTAAAGATGCAGCTGAGGCTAGAAAGAAAGAGCCGACAGTTACGACTACTGAGAAGCAGATTATGAAGGATAAGCTTAAGGCTATGGACGCTGCTCTTAAAGAGGCGGTAGCTAAAGCAAAGCAAGATAAGAAAGATGAGAAGGAGATGCGACAATTAGTTCGCAATTGGGTGAAAGAATACTTAAAGACTTCGGGTATCTCTGCTAAGATTTCTCCTGTTCAAATGAGAGCTATTGTATCAAGAGCAACAGGAGTTGTATCTGATATGACGGACACTAAGATGAAGGCACTCACAGACTACGTTGAAAAGGTTGTTGCCGATCAGGAGTACGCTCAAATGATTAACGATCTTGAAAAGAACAAGAAGGGAGCGAATAAGAAGAGACACAACCAGTACACAGAAGCGGTGAGAAGATATTTATCTCTCCCTCTTGTGAACTCGGATGGCACCCCTCTTATGAATGACCAGGAATTAAAGGCATACGCTGAATCTGTTGCTCGTTTAAATCAAAGCGTTCCTGACCATAGTCGTATGGACATGAATCTTGCTGATCGCGTGTTAAACGATTACAATCAAGTTAAAGAGGATGTAACTATATTAGATTACAATCAAGCTTTTACTGATGTAAAAACTTCAGACATTAATGATCTTGAAGAGTACAGAGAATTTGTTAGAAAAGTAAATAAAGCTAAACGGATTTTGGATTCTTTATATAATCAAGGTAAGATTACTCAGGATGAATATAATTCCAAATTAGAAGATTTATATACTAAAGAAAATGGTCTAAGAGTTTACGAACAGCAACACCAAGATCAAATTGACGCTCTCAAAGAGGGAATGATTGATGATATCGTGGATATGTCTAAATATGTTGATAAGTCAGGATTCATTGGTCAACAAAACGAGGTGTACCGTAGACTGGAAGTAATGCTTACAAAGCCTGAAATGTTAATGAGTCTTGATGTTAAAGATCTTGCTAAGTTGACAGAGGTGATGGATCGTATGGCTGATGGTTTTGTAGCTGAGAAAGAATTGCGTGAGATTGTAAACAGAGCTGAGACAAGAGGTCAGAAGAAAGGAGAGAGCATTGTTAATCAATTAGCTTCTATCTACAAATCTTTAAACACTCCTGACTTGACTAAGTTGAGAAACTTGTTGAAGCTCACTGAGCCTGCTCAAATAGAGCGTGTCCTTGGGTTAGCTACAGGTCCTATTTACAATAATATTATTCAACCAATCAACTCGGCATTTACTAAGATGCGTAAGAACAACGAGAGATTGATGGATCAGTATTACCAAGCCCGTCAAAACAATAAATTTAAGGGCGATGTTGTTGTAAAGAGATCTGAGTATGACAAAGGAATCGGATCTAAGTTAAGCGGTAATATTACAGTGAAAGCTGATAAGTACTACTCTACTCGTGTTGCCATGTTGTCTAGCATATTCGACTACGCTAGCAAGGCTATGGAACAGAAGGCAGAGACAAAAGATTTCTGGGGTGAGAACTTAGAGAAGGCTGATGTTAAAAAGGCTTATCACAATGATGGCTCTCTTCACATTGTTAACGACATTTATTCTAAATTGAATAATGATCCTCGCTTCCAAACTAATGGCAAATTAGATTACACGAAGATTTACGAGGCTTTCTTAAATGATCCTAAATCTGTAATGTCAGAGGCTGAATATAAGTTATATGAAGCTACTCAAAAGATTAATAAGGAAGAGATTGGAGAAGCTCTTGTAAGTGCCAACGCTATACGTGGTATCAATGGAGAGATCAGTGCTGTACACTACCCAAGAAAGTCTTTAGGAAAGTCTTCTGCGGAAGACGCTGACCTAGTAGCTGGAACAGGAGGAAAGGTGGGAGGTCTACGTGCAGGATCTTCTTATTCTCGTGTGCTTGAGACTCCTAAGGACGCTATTGATTTGAATCTTGACAGAGTAATGGCAACTCAGATTTATGAAGCCTCTCGTGACTTGTATTTAAATGATGCCATCCAACAGACTAATGAGGTGTTTAGAAACGCGAAGGAGAATGCTAATCCTGACGAGAAGGCTATACTACAAGCCATTCAAGATTGGAATAGAAATCGTGTAGATTTTGAGTTAGAAAAGTCTTCTAAGAATGTTATTACCAGAGCGTTTGGAGGTTTTGCTTCATACGCTTTGATCGGCAAGGTGAGAACTCCTGCTGAATTTGGAACAAACTTGTTTTCAGGTATATTTAATCAACTAAGCAATGTTGCTAAGATTGGACCTAAGGCTCTTACGAATCCTATTAATCCTCTTCAAACGCAAGAGTCTAAAAAGATTATGGAGAAGTTTGATAGTCCTGTTCAGTTTATGAGTTGGAATATGAAAACATATGCAACGTATGGTAAAGGAAAAGTGGATAAGAATTATAAATCCTCTTTCTACAACAATACGATTAATATGTTAATGAATATTTCTGGCCCTCTTACTGTAGGTGAATGGAGATCTGACTTCGATGCTAAATTTAAGGAGTTAACAGGAGAGAAATACAACGAAGCAAAACACCTTGATAATGATGAATACTTTTATGCAATGCAAGAAGCTTCATCTTATGCTAACCAACAGATCGAAAGAATTAAAGGTGGAGCATTTAAAGGCCAAGGCAAACAATTCGTTGCGGTAAATCCTATTACGGATATCAAGAAAATATTCCCTGGTGTAAAAATCAAAGATGAAGAGGGAATGGTAAGTGCTAACGACACCTTTGCTCAAATGACTAATATGTTCAACAACTTTGTTGGTCGTGATGTCAAGAACTTTGTTTCAGGTGCTTGGCAAGCAGGAACAGGAAGAGATGTATCAGGAGGAATTAAAGACATGATAGGTTCTTCATATCGTCTAGGTTCATACTACTTGATATACAACCTTATTGACGCTGCAATGAAGTCTGCTCTAGGAGATGACGAGGAGAAGAAGAAGGGAGAGAAAAAGATGGAGATGTTCACTACAGAAGAGGGTAGATGGGATACTGCATTTAATACTGTATTGAACTTTGTTACAACAGTTGCCACATCTAAATACGGTGCTAACGGGCGTGCCATTGCTGTGGGTTGTTTAAATTATTTATACAATAACACCAATAACGAAGAACAGAGGAAAATGGCTGCCGATGCTTTAGCTTCTATGTATTTCCAAGAGCCTGTAGAAATGGGGCAATATGGAGCAGCAGAGAAATTTATATATATGGCAACTACAATGTATATTCCTCCTGCTGATGTTATTGCCAATCAAGCTCAAAAAGAATTTGATCGTTTATCAGGAAGCGATAAGTACAAGGGAGCTACTATTACAGACTTCTTTGATCAGACAGGTAAATTCTTTAATGATCCTGAAGTTGTGGAGTATAGAAAATTCTTAGCTGGAGGATTTACTTTAGCCACTCAAATTGGTGTTGTTACAGGAGTAAGTTTCCCGTTTTTTAAAGATGTAGTTAAATTAATAGCAAAAGATGTTCAAGACAAGCAGAATATAGTTATTTTAAACAAGCGTGGAGAAAACATGGTTGAAGGGGTGCTTGATTTTGACATTGATGGTAATGGAATGGTCTCCGTAACTGTTGACATTCCAGGTATGCCTGCTGACCAGAAGAAAGTTATTAATGAATCTCTTTCTAATGCTGCTAGTGATAAATTTAACAAACTGATTGGAAAAAATATAGAGACGATAAACGCAATGTCTGAGAAAGATGAAGTTGAGTCAGCTCATAAGTTTGCCTGGATTCAATATTATTATGATTTGGCCATACATCAAGCTAAAGTAGAAGCTAAACTTGCTAAACCAGAAGAAGCTCCACAACCGCCAATTGAAAGTTCTAATTATATTGAAAGTGAAGAACAGAAGAAAAAATGGCTTGAAAACTATCAAAACGCACGTGCTACAGGCAAATTCTCATCAGCATCTAAATTGTCAACAACAAGAGATGTGCAGGAAGGTATCCAACAATTAATAGATAATAGTGAGTATAAAGACATTTATAACTCTCTTGATCCTAATAAAGTTGAGAATATTGGAGCTATAAAAGCTATGAATGCTTACTTCAATGACCTCTACCAATATAATGTAACACCTGTACCAGGGAAACAACCAAAGGCTAGCGATTATTTTTATAAAGATTATAACGGAAAAATAACTCCTGTTGAATAAAAAAAGTGTAAATTTGTGACTATGAAAAAACCAGTAAAATTATCTTCAGAGATTGTAAACTTACTCCTCCCTCGTTTGAAGGATGAGTTTACAGCTGCTTACTTTTATCGTTCTGCATCTAACTGGTGTAATAATGTAGGATTTTTTAAGGCAGGTACTTTCTTTGCCAAGGAGTCTGAGGACGAATTTGGTCATGCTAAAGGGATCGAAGATTTCTTAGTAAATTGGAATGTGACTCCAGAGTTGCCTACAATTGCAAAGCCTGTTCTTACTTTCTCTAATCTGTCTGACGTAATCTCTCAAGCTTATGAGATGGAGTATGCTCTATACGAAGCATATGAAGAGACAAGCATGAAGATCTTTAAAACAGAGGATCTATGCGTATTTGATTTTTTACAAAAATACAGATCAATACAAACAGCATCTGTTGCTGAGTATAGCGATAAGATTAATACTTTAGAAGGTGTTAATTTAGGTAGCAAGTTTGAAATGTTAATGTTAGAAGAAAACTTATTTGGATAATGACAGCATTAAGCAAATACGCTACATTAGAGGAGTGCAGTAAGTCAGTTACAGCCTCTCGTCTCGGCATCGATAATAACCCTCCAGTAGAGGTTAGAGACAATTTAAAAGAGGTTTGCACTAAGATATTTGATCCATGTCGTGAATTTGTAGGTGGTCCTCTAGGGATTGCTTCAGGTTATAGAAGCCCTAAATTAAACAAGGCTGTAGGTGGATCAAAGACTTCTCAACATATGACGGGTGAGGCTCTTGATATTGATTGTGACGTATTTAATCACGGAAACAATAAGGATCTTTTTTATTTTATAAAAGACAATCTTAATTTTGATCAGATGATTGCAGAATTTAAGAACGGATCAAACCCAGAATGGGTTCACGTATCTTATTCTCGTCTTCACAATAGAAAACAGATATTAATCGCAACAAAGAGAAATGGCAAAACAGTTTATCTCCCATATTCTGATAAGTTGTTTAAAGAAATTTACGGTTAATTATGAACACTGAAAAAGAAATAGCATTGATACACGAAGAACTACAAGAACTTAACAAAAAGATTGACCGTATTTATAACGTGTTAATCGGAGACGAACAGATGAAGATTGAAGGGCTTGTAGATAAGGTTGCTCAACATGATCGTTTTATTCAAAAACAAAAAATCAGTCAGGCTCGTATAGCAGGTATTGCCACGGGTATGGGTATCGTAGGTGGTATCCTTGTCGAGATGATCATGAAAATGTTTGTATGAAATGGATAAAATCTCTTTTAAGTTCTGAGGGAGACGCTAGTTCCAAAAGAGTTAGTGCTATACTGTCTCTTCTTGTTTGCATATCAATGGCGTATATAGCCACTTTTACAGAATATAAATGCCCTGAATATATGTTTGAGGGCCTTTTAGTTATTGCAGGAGGGGGTTTGGGACTTACGGTTATTGAGAGTATCTTTACACGATATAAAAAAAAGGATGACACACCATCCGAAGAACAATAAAAAACAAACGCATGAGTTTTAAAATACCTTTCTCTCTATCTTCGGAGGAGAAGGCTCTGATGGATCTTTACACGATCTTAAATAGCCAATTAAATAGTCCGACATCTTCCTGGTCTCTAGTTAAAGAAGAAACGCTTACTCCTAAAAGTGCTAGAGTAAGTGGTTTTATCCGTGTTGTAGAGAATGGTGTAGAGAGATGCTCAGACTCATTTACAGCTATATGTGATGACGGAAGACCACGAGAGGTAATAACAGCCATAGCAACTGTAAAACTCCTTGTAATGTGCTGTACGGCACTCGGAATACCTGTGGAGTTTCAATTTGAGAAAAATAAAAAACCAACAAAAAAACAAGAAGCAAAAACATGGAAAGAGTTGGCTGAAGATCATGCCTTGGATCCTATTATGGTTGCTAAGTGCGATACTATTAAGTCTCTTCGTAGGTATTGTAAGCCCCTTAATTTCCCTATTGGCCAGGCTCTTGAAGAAGTTCAGAAGAAGTTTGAGTCGGAAAGGGTAACAACAAAGCAGTTCTTTGAGTTCCTATACGGAGAATCAAATTACAATAAGATTAAGTCAAGCTTTAAAAAAAGAAAGGCCACTCGAATTGATGTACAAAATAACGTACAAGAAGAGAGTGATAGTAAGAAAGAGCCTGTAGTTATCAAAGCACCTTCCTTTGAACCAATTGCTAGTACAGCTAGATCTCATTCAGAGGCTAAGTATGTCATTGGCAAAATGATAAGCCTTGGAATAAATAGTTCTACATTTGAAAAAATTAGTCAGGAGATGGCTGACAAATACGGTAATTTTCAGTACTTTTGTATTAACGCAACCGATGAAGAGATTGCGTCAGTACTAATGCTAGTAGATTAATGTCAAATAAAAATGTAACTAAGATTGAAAGACTGTCCTCAGGGATGGTAAAGCTATATAACAAATCAAATGTTATAGGAGCTTTCAGTGCATTAAACTCTATCTCTATAGGATATGAGAATAATAATGCTAGAACAATACAGTTTACAGATAATGGAAATACAATTTCATTTCAACTATTTAATTTGCAGGAGATCATTGGAAGCACGACAACTGTTACCTATACTCCAATAGATACAACTAGCACTGGACCTGATTATAATGCCAGAGTATTTGAAGTCTTTGATTTCCTCTCCTCTCAAGTGTTCCAAGGATTCTCTCCTGGGCCAACTTATGTAGGAGGAGTTGTTGCAGCTTATCCAAACTACGCCTCTTTTCCTGTAACAGGAACTCAATCAGTTATTTATATAGATGAGGCTGATAATAGTGCTTACTATTGGGATGGATCAGCTTATCAATTACTCGTATCAACAGGGGTAGAGCAGTATGCAAATTTTGCATCATTCCCAGTAACAGGATCGGCTAATGTCATTTATGTTGACATGAGTGTGCCAACGCCATATGTATGGAATGGGACAGCCTATGAGTCTATTGGAAGTGCTGCTGTATGGGGTGGAATTACAGGAACTCTTTCTGCCCAAACAGATTTGCAAGCCGCCCTAGACGCAAAGTTTGATAATCCAACAGGGAAAAGTACAGACTATTTAGATGGTACAGGAACCCCTACTCCATTTCCTTCATTAACAGGTTATGTTCCATACATAGGAGCTACTGGAAACGTAGACTTAGGAGAATATGAATTAAAGGCAGGGCAGGTAGAGCTAGACCAATCACCTACAGGAGCCGCAGGAGTAGGTGTAATGCGTTGGAACAATACAGATGGAACAGCAGACCTTGGTTTAAAGGGAGGTAATGTAACTCTCCAATTAGGTCAAGAGATGGTTATTAGAGCCGTAAACAAGAGTGGCGGAGACCTACTTGAGGCTAACTATCAGGCAGTTCGATTGAGATTGGTTAGTGAGGGTGGAGCAGCAGGACAACGTCTAGCCGTTAAACTTGCATTAGCCGACAGCGACATCAACTCAGCTACCACAATAGGTCTTGTAACAGAGACGATAAATAACAATCAAGAGGGATTTATAACTACTATTGGTGTAGTTCGAGAGATTAATACTACAGGATCTCTTCAAGGAGAAACATGGGTAGACGGTGATATCCTCTATCTCTCTCCAACAGTAGCTGGTCAGTTGACAAATATAAAACCTGTAGCACCTGATCATCTTGTAGTAGTTGGTTATGTAGAATATGCTCACGCTATTCATGGGAAAATATATGTTAAATGCGATAATGGGTATGAGCTTGATGAGCTTCACAATGTTTATATCAATGCCCCTACAACATGGCAGGTATTAAGATACGATGCTACAGCAGGGTATTGGACTAATAGTTCTTTGACGGCTTCCATACTTCCTAGCGGAATTGACGCCTCTAAGATTGGAGCAGGAACAGTAGATAATACAGAGTTTGGGTATTTGAATGGAGTTACCTCTTCAATACAAACTCAATTAGACGGTAAGGTCCCAACAACGCGTTCAATTACGATCAACGGAACAACGCAAGACTTATCAGCAGATAGAACATTCACGATATCAACCAATCCAGGCACAGTTACAAGCGTGGCAGCATTGACGTTAGGCACAACAGGAACTGACTTGAGTTCAACCGTTGCAAATGGAACAAGCACTCCTGTAATAACGCTCAACGTTCCTACTGCCTCAGCAACGAATAGAGGTGCTTTGAGTTCAACGGATTGGTCAACTTTTAACGGCAAGTTCACGCTACCTTCTCTAACAAGTGGAAGCGTATTATTCAGCAACGGCACAACGATAGCGCAGAGTAACTCGCAGCTATTTTGGGACAATGTAAATAATAGGCTGGGTATTGGTACGGCTTCGCCTGCAAATACTTTAGATGTTAACGGAACTTTGCGATTTGGAACTACGGGTAATTTAATTGTAACATCTACAACAACTGAAATAAATATAGTTAGACAGGGTGTTACAACTTTTATAACAAGTGGTAGTTCAGGTAATGCAGGTGTTGGAACTATAAGCAATGCAGCATTTACTTTCTTTACAAATAACGGAGCAAAAGCGCAAATAACTGCGGGTGGTAATTTCCTCATCGGCACAACAACAGACGCAGGGTACAAGCTCGATGTAAATGGGAGCGGAAGGATATTAAATGGCTCAGCTCAATTGCTTGTCAACAACGCTACTTATTCTGAATTGGCTTATGGAACAACTAATTATTTCAGGGCGAATGGAGCATCAGCAATAGTTAACGGACCAATTATTCAGTTTTTAAGGTCGGGTACGGAAGTAGCGAGATTTGCAACTACAACAGGTAATCTTCTTATAAATACAACTACCGATGTTGCATCTTCAATTTTAACCCTCGCATCAATTACAAAAGGCTTCCTTCCTCCACGAATGACTACAACTCAAAAGAACGCTATTGCTACACCAGCAGCAGGGTTGGTAGTTTACGATACAACACTTAATAAGCTATGCGTTTATACAACAACGTGGGAAGTAGTAACATCAATTTAAACTTATAACAATGGCTAAAATACAACCTATCAAATTTCCTCTCAATCAGGGAACAGCAACAGAGATGAGCGTTCTCATTCTCAACTTCGAAACAAGCGCAACAACTTGCACTACTTACTATGAACTCAAGACTGAAGCAACTGAAGAAGTACCTTCAAAGGTTTTGAGCAATGGTAACTACACGTTGACAGAAGAGGAATTCGCAGCGTGGGGTAACGACAACACTTGGGTTGAAACGTGCGTGGCTAACGCGATAGGAGTTGTGATTACAACCTTTTAATCGTATATTTGTCAAAACACAAATAACATGAAGGACATTGTAATTACCCCAGAACAGATGAAGCAACTCGATGCTTTTATCCAGGAGATGCCTGTTAAGTATGGCATCCCTCTCATCAACTTTTTCAACGAGATTGCTAAGGCGCAGGTAGGAGAAGAAGATGTGAAAATTAGTGAATAAAATATTTGCAAATACAGAATTAAGTTTTGTATATTTGTCATCATTGTTTTATCTTTCATAGATTTATTGATTATTGATTTAAGGGCAGGTAAGGAGGAGCAATCCTCCTTATTTGTTTTAAACACAACGCCAATGAAGTGTCAAGCCGAGGAGTGTTTTTGTACGGATTTTAACCGTACATTCTGTAAGAACTACAGAGAGGATGCGAAACCTAAGTCAAAAGGTCTCAAGAGAACTCAGTTCAAGAAAAAGTACAAGGCTACTGGCGAGATGGATCTCTTCAAACACCTATGGGAGACTCGTAAACATCGTTGTTACGTCACAGGAAGAGAGTTGGAGTTCTCTCCATCAATTTGCTTCCATATTCTCGGCAAGGGAGCGTTCCCTGCCTATCGCCTCAACCCATCCAACATCATTTTCGTCAATGCGGAGTATCACACAGATTGGCACACAATGTCGAGAGAAAAATTGCTCCAAAAGGATCGTAGGTGGGAGTACGTCTTCAAACTCTACGAGATGTTGAAGATTGCTTACTACAGCGAAGGTTTATAGTATGGTTCTTGCACAACTTTATCTGATTAGAGTCGAAGTGTTTTATCTCTCCAGTCTCCTCCAAGGCAACCACCCACACAGTATTATTCTGCATTCCGTAGTCCATGAGGAATAGAGCAATTCCGTCACCTAACTCTGTCTCTACCCAAAGTACCTGTTGTATTTCATGTATATTCATTGTAACAAATTTAGGTGTATATTTGTTACATGAGAAATTCTTTAGCAGGAACTAAAAAAGGCAAATCAGAGAGTGCCAAATACTTTCAGTCTAATCCAAAGGCGAAGGCTAAGAAAGATGCGTATAACAAGGAGTATCATTCTACTCCCGAGAGACGGAAGTATCGTTCAGAATTGAACAAGGCTAACCGTAAGGCTGGCACAACTGGAAATAAGGACGGTAAGGACATGAGCCATACTAAAACAGGCAAAGTTGTTAAAGAGAGTCAATCGGCTAACCGTAGAAGGAATGGCAAAGGCGGCACTTCACGTTTGAAGTAACCGCCTTCTTTTGTTTAACTAAATACTTTTTTCTTAAATTGGTCTTGCGTCAAATTGCCAGAACTCCTCTCCCTTCTTTACTATCACCTTATAGACGTGTAACTCATATACATCTTTATCGTTAAAGGTGTATTTCTTTTGTAGTATATCTAAGATCGGCTTAATAGAATTATCTATATCATTTGCCTTGTTAGAGTAACCTACGATCAGAGTTATAGAAACTGGCCCTTGAGGAAATTTAAACGGGCGTAGCTTTAACAGACATTCTTTTTCATATGCCTTGTACTTAGGTGATTTAAATCTTCTACCCTGAAACGCCTCGTTTATGGATAATGGTTTTACATTTACCTTCATTCCTTCATCTTAAATATAATATCAATAACCCTCTGTCTATTTTCCTCATCGTCTATGAAGTACAACATCTCATTAAGGGATTCTGAGACGCTATCTGAATAAGTAAATTTAATAAAGGATGGATCAACAAGATGTATATCTCCATCCATTGATTCAATGATGCCTACAGACTCTCCACTTGAGAAACCCCATGAGTGGAAGAAGCCTGTCCTGGCACCATCAAAATGAACCATATTGTTTTCGCCATCCCACTTAAAGCATGAGCCTTTTTCAATAGCGACACCAGTCCAATACTTAACCCTTCTGTACGTCTTCATCTTCTATTACAAGAAGGATATCTCCCTGAGCAATTAAACCGTACTTAACGTCATTCTCCATTACCCATGTCACTTTTTTATCAGTAAACTTAATGCGGTCATGCATCTTAACTTCTGTTACTTCTTCTCCCATAGAGATTACAATACCCTCATCAGGCACATTCTTAGAAGCAAAGTCAGTATGTAATACATCAGACTCGATATTTTTCTTTGTTACAAGTTTAAACTTAACTCGATCAAATAGTGGTTGCATATATTTTTTATTTTAATAGTTTAACGGTTAACAAAATACCCCCAGTAAAAGCTATAGGAACGCCAAGGATCGTAGCTGTCTTCCATCCCCATCTCTTACCATTCATCTTCCAATACTCATCCTCTAAAGAGATGTAATCCATGGCTTTCTGATCGTAAAGGAGATTGAGATTCTCGTATTGCTTTTCTTTTGCCTCAAGGGAGAGCATATACTGATTGGCAATATCCTCAGCTAAGGACACCTGCTCATTTAGATTATCTATCTTCTCCATATTTGTTTTGTACATGGAGCGGTAGAATTTCTCAGAGGCAAATACTTTGTTGATTAGCTTTACATCATCTGTCTTAAGGCAAGTCAAAGTATCCTTCCCGATCAAGATTCTTGAGGGTTGATAGGTTAGTTGAGAGAAGATCTGATTGCTGACTAGGAGTAGCAAGATCAATATACCTTTTTTCATCTTTGTATTTGTTTTTATTAGTTTGTTCCTTACTCTCTATGAAGATTACATCTCCCTTAAGTGTGGACATTCTGTTCTGGAGATCAACAATGTTCTGTTTGTGCCTGTCAATCTCCTCCTGTTTGTCTTGTATTTCTTTTTTAAGATTGTTCTCGTATAGAGTGTTGTCCTGTTTTCTTTTTACGCTACGTAAGTGCAAGAAGGCAAATAAGATTAGGAAGAAGAAGGCTATAGAAACTATAGCCAACTCCTCTTTATTTATCTTTATTATCCAATTCTTCCTTAATAGATTTAGCTTGTAGAAGAGCTTGTTCATGTTTGTAAGTTTTAATGATTTGCACAACATCGTGATAAGAGAACCACGGCAGAGTGGCAATCTCCTGGACTAATTCCTCGGCATCCTCTAAAGCCTTTAGGTAAAAGCCACCACCCTCTATATCAAACAGAGCAGATGCCAATACTTTGTACTTCTGTTCAGCCGCCTTGATGAATTGATTCCCCTTCATCTTAACCTCTTTCTCCCAAAAGGGAGGGCCAATATGGTCAGAGATATTAATGAAGGCATTGGCATGAATAACAGATGCAATGATCTGGTGCTTTTTGTGATCGTCTAAAATCATCTTTGTGTGAGTATTTTTATTAATTGTTTTTTATAAGCTATTGCCTTTTCAAGAACGGTATCAATAACTTCCTTTGTGTTGCTCTGCAAATGTACGGGAATTATTGCCATCTTGTTCTTCCCATCCATACGAGGATCGTAAGATATGAACATACCCTCTGTGTGACCAGAGATAAGCATATTCATTTGAAGTTGCCACCAATAAGCCTTTCTCTCCTTGAGTAGTTCAGCCTCATCCTTTATGAGTAGGTTCTGAACATGATTCTCAAAGTTATAAGGACATTTGATTTCAATAACACCGAAACGCGAGCAGATACCATCAGGTGAACCCCCTGCATGGTCTCCGTAAGAAATAAAACCTGTGGACTCAACACTAGACTCCATGAGTTCAGCGTATAGGTTACAAGCCTCAGCCTCGTGGTCGATACCCCAGTCTGTAGCGGCAGAGTTAGTAGTCTGCTCAATACCTGCCATTTCCTCGGCAACCTTAGACATAACGTAAGACTTAGCTGTCTCAGACATCTCTCCCTTCTCACGAGCCTCCTTTGATTGAGGGTTAGTTAAGAGTTTGTAAATCTCAGATGAGGTAAACTTACCCACACGAGCGTTGAACCAAGCCTGTGACCGCTGATCTGCGGCCATAGCTTGTTCCTTTAAGATTTCGTTTAATAGATTATTCATTGTCCCCTCCTTTGATTTTCTCTGACAACTCCCCTATTGTTATGGATGCATCAGAGGTTTTCCACCAATATTCCTGTCCAGCTCCCAATATTTGCTTTACTTGCTCTTCACGTTCTTTTTTGCTCATTGCTTTAGCTTGTTCAAAGATTTCTAACCATTCGTATAATGATTTAGATTTTACCATTTGGTCTTCCGTAATACAATTAATTAACCAATCTACACTATTTTGCTTACTCATTGTTCACCTCCTTTGCTATTCTTAGCCTTAGCCTTCTCAATAATCTCTTTCTTCTGCTCAGGATCGATCATCACTGACTCATCAGATAGTGCCGCCTCAAGTTCTACCACGTTGGTAGTCTTCTCAAGTAGACGTTCTATCTGCTCCTCGCTCATCTTAACGTACTCAACAGTCTTGTACTCCTCGTTGTCGATAGAGATAGCGGTGTTAACCTTCTCAATCTTATCCAAGGCAAAGGATGATTTAGGTATAGACTTCCAACCTCTCTTCACAACGGTCTTACGAGCCATCTCTGCATAGTCAGTTGACCATGGACCAAGATCCTTACGACCAGTCTCTGAACGGTTCTTGATAGCGTCAATCTGAGGCTTCCACATAATCTCGAATAGCTTCTCGTCATTGTGTAGCACAAAGATTGCATACACAGCTATAACATCGCTGTCCTTGAAGGTCTCTCCCTTCGGCTTGTGAATAATCTCAGGGTTTGTTCCCTGAACGAAGTCAAACTCATCCCCTCGGTACACCACAGCTGAAGATACAGCCTTGATAATACCCGTGTCAGAGATAAGTTTAATCATGCCCTGATATCCTGGCATTAGTTTAGCATTACCCTTGAAAGGAACTAGATAAGCCAAGTTCATCACAGGGTTCAGAGACAACTTGGTCAATGCACAATTGTACACAGCCATTGCAACTGATTGTGGGTTAGAATTTGCTAGAACAGAGTTGTTGTTAGCAGCTTGGATGGCGAAAGACATCTCTCTCATGAGGACTTCTTCTCCTCCCATCAGTTTAATCATTTCCTCTCTGCGAGGTTCGATAAACGGCATAACCGTCTTTGGTGAAATTGTTATGTTTGACATTTTGTGTGTAATTTACTTATTAATAATCGTCTCTATCGAAGTCTGCATCTTCTTCCTTAGTGCATTCGTAGCACAGCCCTATCTCATCTTCGAATAGGTCTTGAACATCGCTATCGTCCCAGTCTTCGTAAACAATGCTTGTTCTTTTGATTTCAGCAATCCGTTCCTCTATTTGGTCCGAATCGCAATAACGGCAGTAGTCGCTCATATGATTTATTTTTTATTGGTTTCTACAAATATACAAAAAGAATTATAAACTTTTACAATTCCTCTCGAAAAAAGTTTCTAACAATTCTATGTGTTGTTTATGTTCCTCCTTAATCTCCCTCCCGTCAGGGCTGAAAATCCTCTTGAGAATCTTCCTCCTCTGATCGATATCCATAGGGTAGAGAGCAAGGTCAAAGGCTAGGTAAGCCTTAGGATCATTTTTCATCCCCGTCTTATTCAGTATGGCAAGAACCCTTTTGTGAAGGTTGTCCAGCTCCATGTACTTCTCGGCACGGGTTCTATATGTCTTACTACGAGAAAAGTTTGCCATTGTTTCTATCTTCAGTTCGTTCTATACATTTCTTAATTGCTCTCCAATCTTCCACATCCTCCTCGTTAAATTTAGGTGTGCCGAAGAAGAGAGACATCATCCTACTTATATGCTTCTTGTCATAATCTGGACGAAATACCAGGAGAGCCTTGCGAGGGTTTATATTCCTCTCGGCAAAATACAAGAACCATTTAGCCCTTTTTTTGTGTACTGATTTCATCGATTACCTTTTCAATTTTCTCACGAAGGGATTCCACCTCGTCACAATACTCGATCAACCCCTGTAGTAATACTTCGATCTTCTCCCTGTTCTTCAGGGGCTTCTTTCTACCTACAAGGTCGTTCATATACCTAGTCGAGAGACCTTTCTTCTTGCATATATAGTACATATTTATTACGTCTGCATGAGACCTACAAGACGAAATAAGGTAGTCTAAAACGTGCTTGGGTATCTCTTGTTGCACTATCTTATTTTCTTCTTCGCCCCCCTTAGCATTATTCTCTCTTACTATCATCATCGGCCCGTTTTTTTTCGGTTTGTGCGTCTGAACGCCAGACGTTTTCTGAAGTTATGCAGAAAGATACTTAACCTGATTCGTGTGTACATCAGGTCTAATTTCCTATCGGTTTCTTGCTTAATCATGTGCGTGTGTTTTTTAATTAGTGAAATAGTGTTTAATCTATTGTGTTACAAATATAGTGAAAATAAAAAAAGGGAATAGGCAATTAAGCCTACCCCCTCTTTCGTTAACCAATAAACACCACGAACTAATTGTATTGTAAATGTTTCTCTAAGAAGATAATCTCGCTGTCATCGAACAAGCTCCAGTCTCCAACTGAATCTTCATCTGCCTCCATGTCGAAGGTATAGGAGCTGTTCTCAATTGTAACTTCTTCCTCGTCCATGTTGATGAACCCTTGAAGGTAAACCTGAACTTCTTTCTTACCTGAGTCTACAATGTGAACTGAGTCAAAGGCTAGTAATCTACCTGACGGATACACGTCAAGTTCTACTTGGTCTGCTATGTCCTTTATAAAGTATTTCATTTGTTGCCCTCCAATTCGTTTATCTCGTTTGTTAATTGTATTAATGCTTGTTTCCTCTTCTCAAGAGCCTCTCTCTTGATTCGAGCCATGTCATCCTGATACGTCTCATGCCATGCAGAGAGAGACTCCAATACGGCAGAGGTAAGAGAGTTAAGTACCTCTTCAATGTTTGTGGCGTAGTTAAACTCCAAGGTAACTCCTCGGTAGCTAGAGAAGTTAACCTTGAACTCAACCTCGCCATGATTGAAGTACACAGAGGTGAACTCTCTCTCCTTATCGGCATTCATTTGGTGTACCCGTACGTTAGGGGTGTGTCTCACTATCTCTCCAATGATAGAGTAATTCTCATGCATATCTGCAACATTGCGTGCAGTAGTAATTAGCTTTTCAATTTGTGTCTTCATGTGTGTTATTAATTAAGTAAGTTTTTAATTGCAGAGGCAAGGGGTATGCTCATGAGCAACCCGATGCCGATTAGTGTTATGGTCATGGACTCCATGGATATTCCCGTGTATAAGATAATGATCAGGACAGCGGCAATTCCATACGCGATTCTCTCGTTACGCATCTGCACCTCCAGTCAAGAACTCAATCTTGTTATTCTCCGCAAGGAATTTCTTGCCGTCCCAAGTTGTTACTTCGTGCAAATAGATTTCAGGGTTTGAACGAGTCCCTATGTTCTCGCTTAAGTAGTCTTTAATCTCGTAAACTACTCCGTTAATTTTAGCTTTCATCATGGCATTATTAATTTAAATTGTTCTTGGTCTTGTTTCCAATTCTCGTATTGGCTAACGGCATCAGAGAATGACTCTATCTGCATACCCCTCTTTGAATAGAGAAGTTTCTTATTGTGGTACACCTCGAAGTTGTACTGCTCTCCAACTTTATTGAAGAAAAATATTGTCTCGTTCATAGGTGTACATTAGTTAGTTCTAATTCCACTCGGTAGTCATGACCTCTCCCTCCTGCTTCGTAAGTCACAAGATTACCCTGATAGGTAATCTCAACCTCGGCATCCATCTCTTCAGCCATCTCGAAGAATCTAGAGAGAGCCTTGTCTCGTGTGTGAAAGATTATGTCTTGTGTGCCTCCGATATGTTGTTGCATCGGGCGTTTCTTAATTGTTAGTACGTTCATGGCATTTTATATTTTAGTTGATTCGATTAGTGTGTAATAGTTATCGTAGTACTCGTTGAATAAATCTTGTGCGTCTTCAGTATAAACTTGTACGCCATCGTACTCTTCCCAAATTACCATCCTGTTGTGCCATTGTCTTTCTAGATGTGCCGATGCAAGTTCTGAAGCAAGTTCTACAGCATTAATTGTCATTTCGTGTGTGTTCATGGTGTTTATTTTTTTTATTTGTTTAATTTTATTATAACTCCCGACCATAGCTTATCAAACTCAGGTCTCTCTTTACTCCTCACGACCTCCAGTCCTCTCGCTTTTGCAAATTTTGAAACGTGTTTCGAAGTTGTTGCAGAGTACTTTCCGTTCTCAATTAATTTGTCTCCCTCAATCGTTGCTACATGAGTAGTGAATGAAATGAACTTGTTCCCGTCTAAGAACATATTGTGTCCTACTTTTTCCATGGTGTTTTTTTATTTATTAATTAATTTTCTCAATTGTTAGTACGTCCATCATCTTGCGGTACATTAGCTTCGTGTAGTTCATAACGTGTTCCTCGTTGTTGAAGTTCACCTCACTCACTACCACTCTCCCGTAGACTTGAACCCGTAGTTCTACTTTAGCCTTGCATGGGAAGGTTATTGCTCCCTTTAACATCGGCAATTTCATATTGTGGTAACTCAGTTTCATAAGTTGTGTTTTTTATGGTTCAGGAAGTTTACTATGCAGTCGTATTCAGGAAGTTTCCCGTCATTGAAATGAGACGTCTCGTATTCCTTATGCAGGTCTACCAATAGTTCGAACATTAGGTCGTATTCGATTTCAGCACCAATTATAGCATCGTATAACTTGGTGAATAAATAGAAGTGGTAATCTTTCATGGTATTTATTATTTTACGTTTATTGAATTAAGTACATTTTTGAATCCCTTGTACACAGCCCTCTTATAAGCCTCACTCTCGTGGTCTAACACGTTCGCCAACATCAAGCTAGTCATCGAGGCATAACGGAAGACAATCTCTTTGTAGACGTGTTCGAATGTCTCGCCTCTCATCAGAGACTGGCGAATCTCCTCCTCCGAATTTACCACGGGGTTACTGAATGAACCCTCTCGGTTTGCTCTCATGTGAGCATCAGCAATTTGCTTCTGAAGTTTAGTAATACGTTCCATGTGTGATTTATTTATTTGGTTAATACGAGAGGTTCACACCCCTCGTTTCGTCCAATCAGGACTCGTCAGTTAACCTAGAACTCGATAAAGTACTCAGGGTTGAAGGTGTATTGCTCCCCTTTGAACTCAGGGTTGTACACTAGCGTTCCCTCCTCGTTAAGCTTCATCCCTATGCACTCCTGAGTGAACTTCATGCACATGGCACCCACTAGAATCCTTGCACTCTCTTTGTCCATGGCAGTGATAATCTTAGCTACCAAGGTTGGTTCAGGACTTTCGATATACTCGCCCATGTCTTCTCTTGTAGCGACTATCTCTCCCTCGAAGGCGTGTACCAAGGCGTTAGTAATTGTCTCGAAGGTGTACGGGTTATTGTTAAGCCCGATGTTTAATTGAAATACGTTCATGTTTTCCATGTGTTTAAAAAATTAATTGGTTTATACGGGGCGAACCCCGTTTCGAGTACTCAACTCTCATCAGTAAACCTTATATTACCTTAGATTCAATTAGGTTGAAATAGTCCATGTAAAGGTTGTGAAATATCTCATTAGCCTCTTCTGTGTAATACTTTCCGTCCTCTTCCCAAATTACTATTTTATCCGTATACACTCTCTCAAGGTGTAAGGAAGCTAATTCAGAGGCAAGGTCTTGTGCGTTGATTGTTCTAGTAAACATAGTTGTGTGTGTTAATTGGTTAGCGAAACGTAGGGACTCGAACCCCTAGGTCTCTCTCACGAGCAAACCTCTCCGAGCGTTTCAGTGTTTCCGATATGTCAAAGAACTGCGGTCTTTATAGTCTTTTCCGTGTATGACTAGTAATCTCTCCGTGTAACGGCTGTAGCATAGGTGATTACAATCTCTATCTAACTAAACTCTCTCTCCTTAACTACCTCTATTCGAAGAACACTCTTGTGTATATCTGATATCTCATCAGTGCGGGTAGTAATCAGTAAGTAAGCTTTCGTTGTTGTTCCGTTGAACACTGCAAATGTATGGTAATTAAAAAGTTTATTCCAAATTTATTTTCAAAGATGTTCTAAAACACTGATTAGTTCGTCACGAAGAAATGCGGCTTACAGAGCGTCATGACATCTCAAAACATCAGTAAAATAAGGGAAAATAAAAATAAATGAAAAAAAAACGAAAATATTTTTGATTGTAGGAATGATAAGGGTTTGAGGTATGACATGGAGAAAAATGTGAGGATTGGCGTGACTTGTAGAAGGTCACAAAAGACTGGAGATTGCGGTTTTTTCGTGCCTGTTTTGAGTGCTTGTTGTTCACCTGAGGCTGTTTTTCGGGTTCGTCTCAGGTATTTTTATATGGCAAAATGTGTATTGAATTGTGCCGATAATTGGGGGCGAAATGTTGGCGTGTTTGTGTGTGAATTTCAGGTAGTGTTTCTAGGGTTATTTGGTGCCGTGTTTGAATGTCATTTATCGGCATGGATGAGACGTTATGTTTTGGGGTTCATTGGAGGGTTATAAGAGAGGTTCATGCATGAGATAATATGTAGGCATGGGAGAGAGTAATACGCCACGTTTACGGGCTTGTTTCGAGGTCATGCTTTTGCCGAGGTGTGAGCTTCGGGATCCCAATATTGATGCGGGCTGTAGCGATTTATGGTGCCGAGAGATTGAGGCTTGGCTTGGGCTTTTCTCAGTGTTGACGGGCGATGCAGAGCTTTGGGGCTTGGCTTTTGGCTTCAATTGACCACAGACGGGGGTGGGTTCGCAAACACGCATTTCCTGGAGGCGAGCGGGGTGGCCTGGTGTGTGGGAAACCCCTCTCTTTAAACAGCTTGCCCTCTCCCTAAACATCTCGCCCCTTTCCCCTTTCGATCTGGGTTTTCGTTCCCCTTGATTCCCTTTTCGTGGCCATTTATTTACCTCTGAGTAAAACTTTTCCCGTATTTTGTTAACTGGGACGTAAAAAAGGTGTATATTTGCGGAACACATTATAAAAAATAGGATTATGTACATTGGATGGTTTAGTTGTGGTGTTACTTCGGCTGTAGCGTGTCGCATGGCTGTAGAGATGTATGGCAAGGAGAATGTCCGTTTGTTTTACATGGAGATTGACTCTGCGCATAGGGATAATGAGCGTTTCATTGTTGAGTGTGAGCGTTGGATTGGTGTCCCTGTGGAGCGTAGGCGTAGTGGGAAGTATGTAGACCAGTTTGACGTGATTAAGCGTACTGGGTATGTAAACGGTGCTGGTGGTGCGAGGTGTACTAAGGAGTTGAAGAAGGATGTTCGTAAGTCTATAGAGAAGGAGTTTGAGTATGACGGTCAGGTCTTTGGCTTTGAGTTTTCACAGAAGGAGGTTAATCGTGCTATACGTTTTGCACAGCAGTACCCTGACAGCAAGCCTGTCTATCCTTTGATTGACCAGAAAATGACTAAAAGTATGTGTGCTGAGCTTCTATTGAGGAATGGGATCCGTTTACCTGCTATGTATGAGTTGGGTTTTCACAATAATAACTGTATTGGCTGTGTAAAAGGGGGTAAGGGTTATTGGAATCATGTGAGAAAACATTTCCCTGATCAGTATGAGCGTATGGCTGTTCTAGAGAGGGAGGTTGGACACTCGTGTATTAAGGGACGTTTCTTGGATGAGATGACTGAGAGTGAGGGGAGACATGATCCGCCTATTGTCCCTGACTGTGGAACTTTCTGTGAGATTGAGTTTGCCGATATTATCGATCCGAATGTTCAGCCCATTATGGATGGTGTTAAGAGTATGGGCCAATTAAAGTTATTCTGATATGCTGACGCAGGATTTGAGACGTTTACGTAAGTTACATGGTGTGAGCTTATGTTCCCTAGCTGGTGTGGTTGGGAAGAGTGGTGCGTGGTTGAGTCGTGTTGAGCGGGGCTTGATTGACGTGTCCTTTGGGGATATGTGTTCCATGATCTCCCACTTGGGCTATCGGATTAATGTGGTACTGGGGTAGGGGGTGGTATCGCAAAATGCGTTTCTTGCATAGTGCTAAACCTATCGATATCGAGTGGCTTAAAAAAATTTTTTCTCTGGAGTGTCGACTGCGTGTCTACAGTTGGGTAGTTTTGCTAACCAACCTGTGATAAACTGTCACGCTTTGGGTAGTGGTACTAACCAGTTGGTTACAATTACTAACCATCTGGATGGTGTCAACTAAATGGTGCAGGAAACTTGACATTTCATCCCTGATGTTCATTTTTTAACATCAAAGCTATTTGTCTATCACATTTCACTTAATTTGACACTCTATATGTAGATGCGTGTAATATTTGGAAAAATTCATGCAGTAATTCGGCAGGATTCCGAGTTTGGCCATGTTTTGTTACCGAGTTTGGCATTTTGCGCCTACTTTTCACGCTATGCGCCTGTGGATTATTTTCCACTAAGAGCCTGATTCTGGTGATTATTTTCCACAATATCTGTCGCAAATAAATACTATACTTGCGACAAACATTTGCCAGTAAACCGCTTCTACTGTCCTTTGTTGGTTGTCCGTTTATATCGGACAGGTGTTATTTATAACATCTAGCTCATATTAATCCTTTTTATTCCTGACTCTTTGACCAGCAACTTTTGTTTTTATTTCTTCTGCTTTAAGAGCTAGTACACATTTTATTAAAACATGAAGTCCAACACCTGATCCATTTTCAAGTTGTATTAATGTAGATCTTGCTACTCCCATTCTTTTTGCCATATCCTCTTGGGTTATTTTTCTATATAACCTTTCAGTTTTAACTATATGGGGTATATTACTTACTATTCTATATAGTTCCTCAAAGTCTCTACCATCTTGGTCGGACCTTGTTTGAACTAATTCATTAGGGAGGAACTGCACATTTAAAAGATTTGGGTTAATGTCGTGGTAGTATGCTATCCAGTATTTTTCTCTAATTGCTAGGTCATCAAGATTCTCTACCTCTTCTATGATATCTATTTTAGGGTATAGCCAATTCTCCTCCAGCATTTTCACCCATTCATTTACATGAGTAGAGTGTGAGTTGGTTAAATGTTGCAGAGGTCTTTTCTCACCTACTGTGCTTTTACCTATATACTGGTAGACATCGTTTCTTGGATCTCGTAGTCCGTAAATTATGTTCTTCATTATCAAATGTATTAAATATAATACAAAGGTATGAAATGTCATACAAATAAACAAGTGGATTCACACTATAATGTGATTTAGCTCGTAACATTTTTACATGTGTTTTTGTTACGAAAAGTCATGGAATTCTTGGACAAAAAAAATCCAGAGGTAAAACTATGTCTTGACAATTTTTGAAGTCGTGATTATTTGTCACGCTATCCCTTGACGATCTCCTTGAGTTGTGTGAGGATGTCTGTTTGTGTCTGTCCCCAAAACATATCGCAGGTTCCGTCCTCCTTGATTGGAGGATCTACAAAATAGCTTTGAGCGTATTCATTAGCAGGTGCTGTAAATCGGAAGCACTTCTCCTTATGAGGGCAAGACTCCCCTGGATCGCATTTAGTTATATCACTCATCTGCACCTCCTGTTTGATATTGGTTACCTTTTTGCTCGATAGCATCTAATACTCTAAACAATGGAACTAAGATTGTCCCATTTGTGTACACCTCTTTGCTATCCTTGAAGTTGTAGTCCATGATAAAGTCTATGATCTTAAGCTGCTCTTCATCAGTAATGTATTTGAGTCTACTTTTGATAGATATATCTTCTTTGATCTCTTCTTTACTCATCTCCACCTCCTTTAGACCTCTCATCAAGATAGTCTTGAACTCTTGTCACTAATAGGTACATTATTGGTATGGATAGACAAAGCGTTGTAGCATCTATAAGTAGTTTCATTCTCCACCTCCTTTGATTTTATCTCTCATCCATTTAGCACCACTTCTGAAACTATTTGAAGAACCATTCTCAATGTAGTGAGTTGCTTCATCATCTATCTCCTCCTCCGTTGGTAGTTCTATTGGGGTTACTAATTCAAGTATATCATCTGCAGCATCGTCAGTGGAGTATCCATAATACATTGTAAGTAGATTTAAGATAATGCAGATTTCTTCTCTTAACTCTTTTTTTGTATATAACTTACTCATTGTTACCTCCAAATGTTTCGTTAAACTTATTATATTTTTTTAAATTATCTGTTGCCCACATAGGTTGAAAGTTTGTGTAATGATTTAAAGAAATTACTTCAGATTCATTATTAGCTAAAGATATTGGTTTTATATGATCTAAGTGCCATTCTCCATGATTTTCCCAACTCATACCTTCTTTAAATTTACTAGATATATATTTTATAAAAAAATCATAGTCGCAACCAAGTATATCAAATGCTTTAGATTTTTTTGAGTAACCTTGTTTAGTTATTGAGATTCTAATCAATGTTCTTAGTCTATTTTTAAATCTAAAAAAATCATCTGACTTGAGCCTTTCTTGCTGGTACTTTTTGCCATAACCTGTTTTAACATTCCACTCTTTAGATTTCTTATTATAATAATCTCTATTGTTAGAACGATATTTTTTTTGATACTCAAGTATTTTCCCTCTATTTTCAAGATGATGTTTTTTAGACCTTTGTTTTATACAATCTTTGCATCCTGAACTAAAGCCATCACTATTTTTCTTATCTAAATAGAAGAAACTTGTCTCCTTAACTAAGGTGCATATATGACACTTTTTATTGTTCATAATGTTCATAATGTTCGTTATAGTATTGTTCTGCATTTCTGTGGTAAAATGTTTCCTTTGATTGTTGGTCGCTCCTGCCTTCTCGATAAGATTCTTGAACCTCCTCCTTGTGCATTGCTTTGGCTTGTTTAACAATTGAATTATATTTTTTTACACCAACTACCATAGCAATTCTATTGTTTTCTCCCTCTAATTGCTCTATAAGATAATCTATACTATTTTGTTTCTTTTCCATAATTTTTATTTTTTAGTTAAGTACACGTAAGTAACAATCACAAGTGCAATTAGTGATATTACCGTTGAAAGTTGAGGGTAAACAATCATCATTGATGACAAGAATAGTATTGCAATTGCAAATGCTACCGATAATAAAAACGCTTTAATTTTGTTCATAGATTATTTATTTGATTTAGTTATTGTGTGTTTTGCAAATATATTAACATTTTTGGAATTATTGCAATACGTATTTCTACGTATTAATCTGCCCATACCCAGTATCCGATCATTCTATTGTTAAATTATCTTCTTGCAACATCTCTCTAAGGACCTCTCTTAAACGATAGCACACATCCATTTCAGCTTCTGTTGCCTCTCCATTACCTTGTAGTGCAGCTCCGTGTTTATGCACGCTGCGGAGTTTCTGGTCGAGTTCCCAGAGGAGCATCTTGTACTTATGTCCATCGAGGGCTGTACGCAGTTCTTCTGCCTCCTCTACTCGGTCAAATTCTATTGTTACCTTGCTCATAGCTTTTAGTTTTAATAACATAATGGAGATAGTGAGGCTCGTGTGCATGAGGCCTGTCGTGATAAGTCACCCAAAAGCCGATTATCTCAATATCTTTTTCATTGCAATCCTTTATAAACTGTTCATGCTCTGCTGTGCCTTGAGTTCCAGTATGGAATTTAACATGCTCTATTTTTGTTTCTTTCATAGCTTTTCTATTTCTTGTTTAACTTCTTCCCAGTATATAAACTGATTTTCTGCTGCTGTCAAATCAAATATAACTATTGAATTTATTATCTCGTCTACTGCAATTAAGGCGCATTGCTTTGCATCTAGATAGATCCAATACTTGTCGACTAGTTCCTTTGCCTTTAATTTAGGTGTCATGATTACTCAAATGTGTTTGTGTAGTATTCCTCAAATTGCTTTTCGAAGATCTTTTTTAGGCGAGGGACTTTAGTCACATGAGCGAGGTATAGGTCCTTCATCTCCTGCTTATGCAACTCCTTCATCTCCTTGAGTACGGCATTCCACTCCCACTTATCCTTTGGAGTTTCCCATAGTATTTCGAAGAGGGCATCTACCGAGGTTTGCTTCTTGTTACTCATGCTTTTTATTTTAGCAAGGGAGACAGGTTATAACCCTGCACGATAACACTCACTGGAAAGGCTATAACAGGTGGTCCTGCTTATACCTTAGGTAATCCTATTATGTGTTATCTATCTTACCTCCTTAGCGTCTTTATTCCGCCACTCCCCTATGTGCCTTTTTAAACGACATCGAGAAGGCTAACTCTATCTCCTATACGATGAGAACAGTTACTTTAGCTTGTGTCAGAGGCTTACTGTGTTTTACGATCCACCGCGCTTGTGGCTATTTCAGTTTCTCTTTCTTATTCATTTGAGAGAGTACCCACGTCAAAACTTCTAACTTAATCTCATCGGATAGATCCTCGCTAAAGGTCTTGCGGAGCATTTTCTCATACACCAGCTGCTTCACTATCTTCATCTATATCCTTTTGTTCTAGTGAGGCACGGAATAATCTTGCGTAATTTTGAAAATCAGGATTGTCTCTCAGTTCTGTTAAATGAGGATAAATTGCAGAGTCCGATAATTGGCCTGTTAGATTTTTTACAGACTCAATAATTTCTTCATTGCTTGATTCTATATTGAGAGCTAATAGTTCAACTATCAATTTTTCAAATGATTCAGCAAAGGCTTCTACACCACCGCTTGTTAAATTTAATTGTTTCATTTTGTATTATTTTCACAAATGTACGAAATACGTAAAACAATATACAAATTAAGTTATTAACAATTTTAAATATTATTGGGAAGTTTGTATTCCTCTCCTGAGTCGAGACTAGACTTATAATCTTTGATTATGTCGCATAGGAGTGGCTTTTTACCGATCTGAGAGCAGCCCAATTGGTGAGCGTTATAGTACCCACATTCAGGGCATTTGCTTTTTTGCTTTTTCATGGCTGCAATTTACATTTTTTTCTTATATCTTTGTTTGTATAAATAAAAAATAAAATGGACAAGCCTCGTAATGGAAGAGAGAGTGTAAAAAGCCCTCTTAAGTACAACAAACAAACTGGAGTTCTTACAAAGGGTAAGACTACCTTAGACACTAATACAGGTGAGCAGGTAAAGAAAAGTTTATCTGTTACCATGCCTTGGAAGAAGGGAACAGGTAAGGATCGTTTCTACAGTATGAAAGAGGTTAGCTCTTTAGCTGGAGGGGAGAAGAAAGTTCTTAAGTCGAGAGAAGTTAAAGTAGATAATAAAGGAAAAAAGATCAAGACTAAGGTTGATGGTAATGTAACTATGGTTAAGACAAAGACTCCTGGAGCAAAAACTCGTATCTCTATTACTGACTCTGCTACAGGAAGAAAATACTCAGCTAAGAATGCAATAGCTGCCAATAGAAAGGCTAATAAATTAAAGAGATCATAAGACATGGCAAAGGTTCAGGCTGCTACTAATTTTAAAAAGAAGCCGAAGGTTAAAAGACCTGGCGTACACGCTAAGACAAAAATGTCTAGCTGCAAGACTTCTAAGAATTATGTTAAACCATATAGATCACAAGGATAATGAAAGACTCAAGATTAATACGAGCAGGGGTTGCTGGTTTTAACAAACCAAAGAGGACTCCAGGACATCCTAAGAAGAGTCATATTGTTGTAGCAAAAGAGGGAGAGACTATTAAGACTATTCGCTTTGGACAACAAGGTGTGAAGACTAATCAAACTGCTGGACAGAGAGAGGCGTTTAAATCACGTCACGCTAAGAATATATCTAAAGGCAAATTGAGTGCCGCTTACTGGGCCGATAAAGTGAAATGGAGTCCAAGTAAGACAGCTCAACCTAAAAATAAAAAATGGGTAAAAGGATCATGAAAAAAGTAAATAAGTTGGGAGTTGAGAACTCCCTATGGAACAATATCCGTAAAAAGGCAGAGATAAATAAAAAGACTGGAGCTAAACCAAAGGCTCCTACTGCCGCTATGATAAAACAGGAAAAAAAGATTAAGAGTAAAAAGAAAAAGTAATATCTTTGTTTAAACATTTTATACCATGAACGCATTCGATTTAAATAGAAAGGAATATATCCGAGTTAATAATAATAATGAAGATGCATTACCATCATTCAATAAATTACAGTTTTTAACTTCTTTTGTAATTACTGCTGATGTAGGAAAACCATTACCAACGGTATTTGATTCTAGCACAGTTATTTCTTCTAACGGCAATTTAATTGGTAATGCTGAAATAATGTGTTCTGATAATTACTATGCAGGTGCTGGTTACGCTTGTTATATTTCTGAAATGGGAGTTATTAATTCAGGAGTAAACGTAAATTTACCATACGCAAAAGTAAATGTGTATGCAATGGATGGAGCTGTTCTTTAAATAGAGTCTCGGTTCATAAAGATAGACTTAATTGATTCGTAAGAAGTTTTGAATAGGCGTGGGTTTCCCATGCCTATTTCTATTACAACATAGTCTGTAATCAACTCGTCAACCTGGCGTATAGACATTACATCTCGGATATCAAACATAGTGGTAACTAATTGTTCTGATGGAGTGAGGTCAAAGAAGTCTATTCCTCCCGTATTGGTAAGGACCTCCATAGCCTCGATATAATAGCCTTTAATCAACATTTGGACGTAGGATATACCTGATCAATCTTCGTAGGTTCTTTGCGTCTCTATAGGATAGAGGGATTAATTGCCTTCCTGTCTCGTCAGTAATGGCAATATCTACTCCAGCTCCGTTAGCCCACTCAGTGACTTCGAGCATTTTATTCTCTTCCTTATCGTGGAAGTAGGAAACCTTAGTTTTTTTTGTGTGCATTTTCTTTGAATCTTAATAGTTGATGTTGATCGAGAACATACGAGTTACCTGTACCAAGGTTTCGAATATTCTCCTCTAATTTAATATCCTGAGATCTAGCCCATCCTGCAAAGCGAACAGTGTAGTCATCTTCAACAATAGCGAGAACATACATATCCATTGGGCGAGAGTTTAATTTAACAACCAAACGTCCATTCTTTAGACGAGTGCTTTTGATATCTATTGTCAAATTTTTATAGATGCAATCTGGCTTGCCTGCGGTATCATCAGCAAAAGATAGATCGAAGTGTACGTTGTGCCATTTGCAAAAAGCATATTCAGAGAGGCATCCATCAAAGTCTATTTCAAAACCTGATTTATCTGTAGCAAACTTCTGATCGACCACATTATTTTTTCTACTGAAGAAAGATCTTGTAGAGGCAAGTGTTCTTAAAAAGTGGACCTCAGATTCGTGGAGTTTAATTATCATGATGAGAAGCCTGTTTTATTGTTACTATTGTCATCTAAATATGATGCTACAGCAATAACACCAGCTATTGCTAAAGCTAAAATAAACCAGTCGCTCATAATAAGAATTTTATATTAGGTGGTGAATATGATGAGGATTTAATTACTTTTCCGTATTCGTTGTACAGAGGTTTTCCGTCTTCTAATTTTGACATATTAGATCTATGTATCTCGTTGAATATATCCTCTAGCTTGTCTTGAATACCATGTCGTATAGCTGTGCCAATTAATACATACAGCATATCACCAATAGCATCAGCTACCTCTACTAAGTTTCCATCAGCAGCAGCATCTGCATACTCTTCTAACTCCTCTAATAACAATCTGTACTGGAGTACGATTTCATTGCGGTCTAAATTAGTAGACTCTTTTCTTATTGGTAGATTGAAGGCTGTGTTAAACTCCTCTACCTTTTTAATTATGTTTTTCATGTGTGTTTAATTTTACACCCTAACCTGGCATATGTAAATTTTAGCCAGGATTAGAGCGTAATAGTTTAATGTTCTTTACAAAGATAGCAAAGAATTTTATAAAGTCAATTAAAAGATATTAACAATGCGGTGTTATGATCCGCAGTATAAGCATCCCTCCTCTTCTTCTTCGGAGGAGTTAGAAACGCGAATGGCTTCTATTTCAACTTGAGCATCCGTCCAATCAGGGTGCATATTCTTAATTAAGTGTTTTAAAAACGGCAAATTATTTTCCATATGTTTTATCTTCTTCGTATTCGTAATCCATTAATGTTACAATCACAGGTGTGTATGTATCTGTTTCTTCATTGTATGTCATCCATAGCTCTTCGTAGGTAGACGGCAAGGTCGAGTGCTTCTTCATAGGCTTCTTTTATCCAGTCTTTCAAAATTAAGTCTTTTCGATCAACTGTGGTCCCATATTCTTTCAAACCTTTTTCCTCTCTTTTACGAAGATCTGCAATTACACTTTCAAGAGTATTTGAACTTTTTTCATCCTTGTAATTATACTTGATTTTGCTTATAGTTGTCTTACTCTGCTCCATAGGTCTCATAGTGTTTAAGGATAATATCTTCTACAAATCTCTTTTTAAGCTCATCCCAACCTCCCCAGTTAGTTTCACTTGATGATGGGTGAGCAGAGACAGAATACATTGTCCCTAGATTATTCACTTTCTTTATTAAAGTATATTCATACTTCATGTCTAAGATAACTTCTCCATGAAAGTGGTACTCTGTTTCGTGTGGTTTTTGAATTGTGATCTCCATAATTTTTTTAGTCTTGAATTTTTAATTTGTAAAGTAGTTCTCTGTACGCAACTCGTGGTTGTGAGTATCCATGTTCCTCCATTTTCTCAACAAAGTATTGGACTAACATTCTGTCTTTCCACGATGTTTCAACGCAGTCTTGAAACTCATTAATTCCATATAATACTGTAGCGTAATGTTTGTTATCGAACTCTTCACCTACTCCAGATAGTGTAATTGGAAGAGTTTTGTACATCATCCACATCACCATTTGACGATAGGCAACATTCTCTCTCTTTCTATTCTTTTCACCTGTGGCATTGAACACCTTCATGGCTAAATCTTTCATAAGATCGATATAGTTTCTCATATTAGTACCTATAGCTACATTATGAATTACATGCTGAAATTTATCAGCCTCTTCCTTTAGGTGAGGTAAATAAAGAACTAGATCTTTGATGAATCTTTCTTTTCTCTCATTTGGCACATATTCTAAGATGTCTCCAAAGTGAATTGCTTTTTTTTCTTTCTCTGTTGTCATTTTTTTTATTTGATTTGATTGAACATTTCCTTAACTTGATCTATTGTGTGACTTTGAATAAAATTCCAGTAGACGAATTTGTATAAATTATGTAGATATTTTTCCTGGTACTTTTTTGAACCATTTGGCTTTCCGAGACCAAGCTCCTTGCAAGTTCTAATACTTGCGTTTTTCTTGATGTTTTCATTTACTTCTTTGTTTATTAAATTATTCTTTCGCAAATATCTAACATTTTTCTCACAAAATGCAAATAAAACTTCAATTATTTCTACATATTTTTTATTAACACAGATATAAACAGCCTCGATATTTTCGTAAAAGTCTTGTTTTGAACCAGTTAACTCTCCGTCTTTATATTTAGTGATTGCCAATTGTCTGAGTCCGTATTGGAATGATGGATCAGAATGGTATATCTTCGTTTCCATAGATGTCATCATTTTTTTGTTCGTAATCATTTATTGGGCTGAAACGCTCCTCACTTCCAATCTCAGTAAAACGCTTGCACTTTACATCGTATAGGAATCGCACCTCTCCAACTCTTCCCACAAAAGACCACCTAATCTTCTGAATGTGGACCTGTGTCTCTCCAGTTGCGTAATCTCTATAGACCACAAAACCATTGTCACATTTGTTGAAGAAATGTGCTGAACCTGCGATGTCGTAGAGAGTAGGGACAACATAGGCTCCATTCTCTTTTCTAATTTTTGTCGGGTGTGCGACAAGGAAAACATGTACTCCATAACGGTCTTTAAATCTTTTTACTTTTGTTAATGCTTCTGATATATATTGTGTTTCGCTCATCCCCTTTGGGACTTGATGTTCTACATAGTTCCAAGGATCTATTACAAGGCAATTGATTCCATTTCTCTTTACAAGCTCCGCTGCTTTGTCAAGGATGCCATCAATGGTAACATCCATTTCATCAATCTTCATGAAGAAAAACATGTCCTCTACAAACTCACGGGCAACATCTACTTCCTTTTCGGTCATTTTTAATATAGGATTGTAAGAGAAAAATGACTTACCTATAAATAATTCGGCTAACTCAGTAAATAATATTTCAGTAGGTTGTTTTTCTGGAGAAAACATTGCTATCTTCCAAGAGTGCTTTGCAGCGAGTCTAACTATGATATTACTCAGGAATGTAGATTTACCAGCGTTGGGAGTACCTGTAATTATTGTAAACTCTGAACCTCTAAAAGAAATATGTTCATCAAGCATTGGATAACCAGCCTTAAGCCCCGTTGGAAAACCGTTAAGATATATGTCATTTATCTTATCTCTAACATCATTTACTTTCTCTATTCCTTCTATCGGTATCTGATAAGCCTCAGCTATTATTTTTTGTAGCATGTCTGGGCCGTAGGAGAGAAGTATTTCGTTGGCATCCTTACACCCGTCAATAGAATTTACATACCATATTCTTTCTCTTCCAAGTCTTCTTGTCAACTCATCGCGTAGAGAAAGTCCTGCTGAATCATTATCTGTAAAAATGATAATTTTATCCTTGTCCGCGAAGTCATCGATACAGTTATCAAGATACTTTAAATTCTGATTACCTTTAGAAGCTCCGTTTGGAACGCTTACAACTGGGTATATTCCACTTTCGTGCATTGAGAGGCAGTCCATTTCACCCTCAACGATTACACACCATTTATAGCCCTCTAATGAGTTTAAGTTGTACATGATCAACTCAGCTCCAGAAACCATACGAAAATTCTTCTCAGCGTCTCTGTATTTTACGTTGACAAGAATATCATTTTTAAAGTAATTAAAGCATATAGCGTTTCTTTTCTTTTGAACCTGAGGAAAGAACTGTTCCTCCTCTGTTATTTTAAATTGAAGAAGTGTATTGTTTGATATTCCTCTTGACTCAAACCAAGAAACAACCTTATCGCTTACCTTTTGAAGTCGAGAGACAGGCATTACATATTCAACTTTCTTCTCATTTACATTGACACTCTTGCCGTCTGATGCCGAACAGGCTGGGTAGTGACATTTGTACACTCCCATCTCCACGTTAACAGATAGACTCTTGTCCTTCTTGTTCGATCTCCCATCCACACAGAAGGGGCAATTAACCTTCTGCTGTCCTGGGATGTCCTTGCACTTAATTCCTAGTGCTGTTATTTTTTGGTAGTTGCTCATATTTTCTTAAAGTATCCTGGTTCTGCTCTATCGATTTCTTGTTGTGTTTTATAATGTACGCTTCCGAAAAAATCTCTTACTTTTATTTTTTCTTCTTGAATTTTGGCACTGTCCTTAAACCATACGTGCATTTTCAACCTCCAATTTTTTACAGGAGAGTCGTTTTTATCTCTCCAATCATTAGATGAGTAATATTCAAATGCCTTTATTGCTACACTCTCCTGGTATCCTTTTTCTTTAAAATACAATTTCACTTCTTCTAAACTAGGTGGCATCGAATTTGATTTTGATTTTTTTGCCATAGTATTAGTAGTAGTATTTGTATTACTGTATATTCTTAGTGTATCTGGTATTGCTTTGACCTCAGGGGCTACTCGATTGCCCGACTGGGCAGATGGGTTTTCTGTCGAGTCATATGGTTTAATGAACTTCTTTTCGTCAACAAATGCATACCATAAAGTCTTATCAATAGCAAGTTTATTGTAGTTCCCTTTCATTAATACACCATCGGCAACTAAATGATCAATAGCAGTTCTTACCTGTTTTTCTGAAAGGTATTCAAAGTTTTTGGCAAGTTCTTTTAATGATATGTAAGTCCAAGTTCTTCCGTCCTTAAAATTATACTTCTGATCGATATTATGTTCAATCCAAAACTTAAAGTTCTTGATTAAAACAGCTTCTGCTAAACCGTACTCTTTAGCGTGTTGAACTTCAAATGAATGTAAACTCATAATAAACCTCCTATTTTTTTTAATAACATTAAATCAGTATTTGTTAAATCAAACCACTCACCTCTAATCCATTTGTCTTTAAAAATTTCATGTAACATCCTCTCTTGATTTACTGTTCCTTGGAAAAAAAACAAGAGTTCTATTGATGATTTTTGACTAAGCAAAGTAGCTTCTCTTTTTGTAGGGCTATCACTTCTTCCAATTTTATAATGACCAGTATGGTGATCTATCATTACATACAAATTAGTTAATCTACTTTTTTTCTTTTTGTTCATTAAATTATAAGTAGCAATATCTAATTCTCTCTCAGCTTCTTGTTTCATTTCCTGTTCGTGCTGCTCTATAGATTTTTTATACTTCAAATAAAGTTCTTTTGTTCTTATTAAGACTTCAATAATTGCATCAATTTCTTTATCCGTGTAGCATAATCTTCCATTAGGGACATACGTTTGAGTTTCTTCATTGTAAATAAGTAATTCATGTCTTCCTATGGCTCTAATAACCTGGATTGTATTCATAATTTTTTGAGAAAAAAATGCCCCGAAGAATGGGGAGGTCGCAGTCTCACACCATTCAACAGGGCTAATGTTTTTATGTTTTTGATCCGCTGCGACTCGAATCGTAAACAAAGATAATACGTTTTACGCTGCTCTCCAAATACGAACCCCGCCATCCATAGTTCTCGCGGTAAGCTCGTAGTTTCTTTTCTTCTTTTGGTAGAACAATTTAGCGAGATACTTTGATGTTTCTCCTTTAACGAAGAATGAATCTCCAACTTCTAATTCAGGCAAGATATACTCAGTCTTGCGTCCTCTTCCACTACTATCTGGGATCGGGATGTTTTTATCAATATTCAACATGGTTTTTTTATTATGTGTGTTTTTACTTTTGCAAATGTAATGACATTCTTACAAATATTCCAAATAAATTTTAATAACAAGTTAACGACTGTTTGTTGAAAACTATTAAAACCATTCCTTTACATTCCAAACTTTATTGTTAAATTTGCAAAACAAAATTACACAAAATGAATATTAAAGGAAAAATCAAATCGGTAGGCAACACCGAACAGAAGAGTGCCAAATTTGCAATCAGAACATTTGTTGTTGAAATTGAGGGTAAGTACCCAGAGTTGATAGAGTTTCAGCTTGTAAACAACAACACATTTATTATCGATCCTTTTAAGACAGGGGATGAAGTTGATGTTTACTTTAACCTTAAAGGAAGAGAGTATAACGGAAGAGTTTATAATTCTCTTCAGGCATGGAAGATTGAGGGAGAACCAAAATCAAACACACATGAAACAACAACACAAGAAAACGCCCCCCAGACCACAACCGAAACAAAAGAAGACGGAGACCTCCCATTCTAATGTTAAAAGAAAGTCCCCCTTGTTTAGGGGGATTTTTGTATTTTTGGATAAAATTAAATCTATGTTCTTCAAATCAAAAAAGAAAAAAGAGGAGGAGTCAACTCCATTACCTGTTTTGTGTAGCACATACTGCGTAGTATGGAACAGCGAAGAAGAGATTGAAAACAATCCTGGTCAGGGTTTATATACAGACTTTGTGCCTATCATTTTTGACGTCACAAAAGTGTCTGCAATCCAAGCCGATGTTGAGTTTAGAAATGATGGTACGGCATCAGTTGGATCACGAACATTAATATATCTATTGGGTTCTGATGAGCCTCTTATAATAGATTGTCCATATAAAACTTTTGTTGAGACGTTCACACTTTTAAAATCAAACGAAGCTTATAATAATGCAAACCACTAAGTACGGTAAAAACATCCTTATTACTGAATGCAGTACGGAGGATAAATTTCTTATGATTTCTGATGTCCATTGGGACAACCCTAAATGCAAAAGAGATACATTAAAAAAACATTTAGACGATGCCGTTAAAGACGGAGCTTGGATTGTTATTAATGGAGATTTCTTCTGTCTAATGCAGGGTAAATATGATCCTCGTAGAAATAAAAAAGATATTCTTCCTGAGCATAATGTACACAACTATCTTGATGCTGTAATTGAAGACGCTGTTGATTGGTGGTCACCTTATGCAAAATATATCTTGTGGATTGGATACGGAAATCACGAGACTGCAATTATCAAAAATACAGAGACTGATCCTCTTCAACGCTTTGTTGACTTATTAAATTATAAGAATAAAACTAGCGTTCAAGTTGGAGGTTATGGTGGTTGGTGGAAGCTGCAAGTTCAACATAAAAAACACGCTACATTTGCCTTCAATGTAAAATATTATCACGGCACTGGTGGAGGTGGAGCTGTTACAAAAGGTGTAATTCAAAACAACCGTATGGGAGTTATGATTGCTGGAGCAGATTGTATTTGGATGGGCCACGTTCATGAATTGTATCATGTTATTGATGGGCAAGAATCATTGGAACATCACTCAAAAAGAGGATATTTCATTAAGCATAAGTATGTTCACCACATCAGAACAGCGGCATATAAAGAAGAATACGGAGCAGGAGACTTTGGGTATCACGTTGAAAAGGGAAGACCTCCTAAACCAATTGGAGGTTACATTCTGTCATTTGACACTGCCTATGAGACAGGAAATGGTAGAGAGGCAATATTGTTGCTCCCTACGTTTACACAAGTAAGAGATCACTAACAAAAAATGGGGACCTTTGTCCCCACTTTCTGCACACAAATAAAAAACACACATTATAGGACCAGAACAGTCCTATACAAAAGTATTTCAATTTCACACACGAAAAAAACATTATATGAAGTATTTGAATTATTTGCCTGTTATTTTAAATGATGGAAATCATTTAGTTACGGGTTTAAATGTTGGAGATGTTAGAATACATATGTCACTTCATCAAAATGGTCAGGATGCAGAGTATTGGACGAATATTGATTGCACAGTACACTCGGATTATTTAAGCTGGAAAAAGGGAGATAGCGTATTTATTAAATACAATGAGATACGTGAAGTATGTGGTGTTTATGGTGTATCTAATAGAATCATATTTGATGGAGATTCTAAAGTTCATCTTATTAATCCCGAATATGTTTATCTTACAATTCGTGATGGAGAAATTATTGTTCCTAACGGTTTTTCTTTAGTACTTCCTGTTATAGAAAATAAACCTAAGAGTGAAAGTATTATAACTATTGATAAGGATGAAGAAGATACTTACGAGAAGGATGTATGGAGAGTTGTTAAAGTAGGTGGTCCAAGTCCACTAAAAGAGCTTACCTTTGGTACTGATGCCATACCTCAAGAGGGTTGGTATATTAAAGTAAAGAAAGGAAGAGGTGTTCCTTTAGAGGCACACTTAAATAAAAAGTTGAAAGAAAGGTATTATTTAGTTAGGCATAATGAAGTGATGGCGTATGAAGTTCGATAGTGCAGAATTTGAAAAATTAAAATATCCGATCCATAAAATACCTATGGATCAACCTGTGTTGTTTGAGTTTTCAGATTTATCTAAGTTCTCAATAATATTCTCGGCAAATGATTTACCTAAGCAATTAGATCCAGATCTTGTTCTTAGATATTTAATTCTAATGTATGACTTAGGATCTCCAGGTCAAGGTATTCCCGATTTAAAGAGAAGAAAGACATGGGCTATGCAATGTCTGAATGTTGAGCCTCCATATCCGAAGCATATTACAGATATGCTATCGTGGAAGATTAAAGGAGTAAACAGAAGAGCAATATATTTCTTACTACTTATGGGTGGTGAGCAGTACATGGTTTGGAAGTCAGCAGAAGAAGCTCTCTTGCGTTATACTGAATTAGAGATTAAATTAGAGGCAGAAGATGAAGCGGCTCAAGCTAAGATAGTTCAAGCGGAAAAGACGCGAAGAGAAATTATTAATATGACGATGAGTCAAATTACTGCTTCTAAAAATGAATTTTTACAAGGAGAAAAAAGTAAGGATCTTGATGACGAGTTGACGGAGTTTACTTTGCTCGACTCGCTCGGAATCAGACCTGAAGAATATATTCGAGAGTTTCAAGATAAAGGTGATGTATTTCCAGAGATAGATGCGTGATAGTAAGTACCCATATCAGAAGGCAGATCGTTCTGTATTTTTAAATACGGATGATGAGGACTTGTTTCAAATTGAAATCAATGTCCCTACGCCTGATGAGTATTACAATCTCCCATACGAAGAGGCAATAAAAAAAATAGACGGCTACGGAAATCCTCCTGAAAAACAAAAGTTTGAATATCAGGAGATGCCCTCTAAATTAAAAGACATTGAGGCTGTTATCAGAAAGAAAAAACAAATTAAGCCAAAGGATGTAGTCCGTCTTGAAGATATAGATGAGGAGCTGTTTAACAACGCTGCTTATTATTCGAAGGAGATTGTTTGGATTAAGAAACAAATAAGAAGGCATTACAAGGGTTATTTCTTTTTCAATAACGGTAAACCTACATATGTTCCAGGATGTATGTACACATATTTAAATTTCTGGCCAATAGGTAATCCTAAGAATAAGAACGGCTTACCTGAGTATAGAGATAGAGATAGAAGGTGGTTTGTAGGTGTAATGTATTCGTACACAACACGAGATGGCGTATTTAAATATAAGGTAGTTTATACCGATGGCAGCGACTCGTTTGTTAGATACTTTAATAACAAGAAAAGTGTAGATGAGTTTAAGGAGATTAATCCACAATGCTATGTTGAGGAGGGCAACTTTATAGTTGACACGGGAGAAAGGACAATGTATGGAGTTATCTATCCAAAGCACCGAAGAGAAGGGGCCACATCTCGCGCAGGATTCCTTAATTGGTACGTTACGGCAACTCTAGGAATACAGCGTTTTGGCGGTATACAGTCAATGTCAGATTACCACTCCACTCAAGTATTTGTGGATCATATTGCAAAGCGTCTACGCAGAATGCCATTCTTCTTTAAGTTGATGACCGAAGGATCTTCTGTTCCAAAGGAGGCAATACAATTTACTGCCCCTGCAAATAGGACGGCAGGTGGTGTTGGGACAACTTCTCTGCCTCCACACGAGGGTTGGATAAACCACCGTCCATCAGGAGAGAGAGCGTACGATATGGAGAAGCTCCACTTTATTCATCATGATGAGGTGGGTAAGGTTGATCCTAAAAATGGTATTAATGTTAATATCATCGATAGGTGGAGGGTTGTTATGAAGTGTCTTGCTCAAGGTCCTTATATCCATGGGCTTGGGTTATTAACATCCACATTAGGTGAGATGGAGAAGGGAGGTGGTGATCAAATGAAGAGACTTATTCTTGCTTCTAAATTTGAATCTCGAAATGATAACGGACAAACAGCTTCAGGGTTGTTTACAATATTCTTTCCAGCTTACGATGGACTTGACGGTTTCATCGATGAATTTGGAAACTCTATTATTGAAGATCCAAAGAGGCCTGTTAAAAATAGTGATGGCCGTTTAGTTTCAATTGGAGCTAAAACATATTTGCAAAATAAAAGAAAGTCATTTGAGGCAGGCGATGATCAGACTGGTTTGATTGAGGAAATGCAAAACTTTCCATTTACATTGAAAGAATGTTTCATGTCGGCATCAAAAGACTCATCTTTCCCTGTATTGAAAATTAGGAGAAGAATTAGTGAGTTGACATTCCAGCCTCATCTTACAAGAAGATACAATTTCGAGTGGGAGTCAGGCAGAGGATCTCGTGTTATTCTTAAAGAATCAGATGAGGGCAAGTTTATTATCTCTCACCTTCCTCCTCATGGATTAAGGAATCTAAAGGAATGGGATCCTGAAACAGAATCGTGGAGACCATCTTGGAATGTAATGAATAGGTATGTATTAGGAGCCGATCCAGCGAAATACGAAACGCATGAAGTAAGCGGAAAGAAGAAGTCTTATCACGCAGGAGCTATGTTCTATAAAAGAGATATGTCTATCGATGGTGATAATGGTAGTGAAATAAAATTGCGTAGTCAATGGAATAGTGATAAATTTGTACTCACTTACAAACAAAGAGATGTAAGCAGAGAGGAGTATGCTGACGATATGGCAAAGGCTTGTGTATTTTACGGGGCTATGTTGTATCCTGAGATGAACATCACTCACCTCTATGAACATTTCTTAGAGTGGAAGCTTAGTGGGTACTTACTGTATGATATGAATGAGCAGGGGGAAAAGAAGCCATTGCCTGGTAGAATTACCACAGATGGATCTAACAACTCAGCAAAACAGGATATCTTTGACACGTGGGAACAGTACTTGAAAGATGGATGTGAGTATGAGAATCATATTGAAATTTTAGAAGAAACGGCAAATATTGATGGGAGAGCAGAGATGACAAAGTACGATTTATTTACAGCAGGAGGCTATGCACTTTTGGGAAGTAAGTCATTATACCCTAAATTTGTAGAAATGAATGAAGAAGCTTCTAAAATTGATGGTGAATTATTTGGTACTTTTGATTACTTTTGATTATTAAAATATGAACGAATATACTGTACTGTGGCCTAAGGATGATATCGATCCTAAAAAAAAGAATAACAACTGGTTATCTCAAGTTGGCCGTGCCATTTTTTATCGTTATGAAAATAACAAAACGTACTACAGTCGTAATGACCTTGCTCGTTTATTTGAAATAAGAAACTACTCTGAAGGAAGACAAAGCCCTCAGAAGTATATCGATATGTGGGCTACTCGTGGAGATGAGAAATCTAAGGGTAACTCTAATTTTAATAACGCTAATGCACGAAGCAGACGTAAAGGATATGCAAATATTGACTTTACTCCATTCTCTATGGCTCCTGAGATCAAGAGAATTATCATGTCTGTGTTAGGTACAGAGAATCAAAGAATACAAGTAGACTCTATTAATCCTGATGCTCGCAATCAAAGAGCATTGAAGAAGTATCAATTATATATTAAGAGTAAGTTAGATCCAATCTTAAGAAAAATAGGTAAGCCTCAAATCTCTGAAAATGAATTTGTTCCTGAAAACATTACAGAATTAGAGTTATATGAAACTCTTGGTGGTTTTAAATTGAACTTTGAGATCGGCATTGAGAAGCTTGCTGAGTTTGGATTTAAAAATAGTGACTGGACAAAGATTGAGCGTCAGCTTAAGGATGATGCTATGAACTACGGTTTTGTAGTTGTTAAAGATTATACTGATCCTGACACAGGAATGGCAAAGGTTAAGTATATTGATGTCACTAAATTTGTTTGCGCTTGGACAGATGAGAGCCAAGGGGACAACAGTCCGTTTGCAGGTCACTTCCAAAAATACAGTTTGCCAGAGGTACGTAAAATTCTTCTTCAAAACGGATACTCAGATGACGAGACCGAAGGTCTTGTTTCAAAGATTGCTAAATGGTCCTACGACACTGTTTACGCTAATGATAGATACGGTTGGTCTTGGTATGCTCAACGTGACACTATTACAGACCGTATGCGTTATGATGACTTCTTTGTAGACGTTCTTGAGTTTGAATACATCTCTAAGGACAGTAATTACTTCAAGAAGAGAAATAGAGATGGAAGCGTGCAGTTCTATAAGGATATGTTTGGTGATGTTGTAAACACAGAGAAAAAGAAAACGGTAGTCATTGACGGTCATTTTATATATGAAGGATACTTCTTGCCAGGTGCGAATATTACTGTAGGTGGTAAGCAGAAGAACATGAAGAGAGTTAATAAGCAAAAGCCACAACTCTCTTACCGTTTCCTAAGAATCCCTGGCAAGTCTATCACAGAGACTGCAATGCCTATTTATGACTCAATGCAAATCAATCACCTTAAGTTACAGGCCGCTAAATTAGCAGCTGCTCCTAAAGGTATTGCAATTGATATTGGAGCATTAAATATTAATAGTATTGCAGGTACTATGTACACTCCATTTGACCTTGTTCAAGTTTACTCACAGACGGGTAACTTCTTTTACAAGTCTTCAATACTTGGAGGTAAGGTAAATACTTCTCGTTCATTTGAAGAGTTGGAAGGTGGAATAGGTAAGCAGTTAGCTGAATGGATTACAGCGTATCAACACGATGTTGAAAAGTTATTGCAGATTACGGGTATTACTCCAACTATGGCTGGATCTCCTGCTAAAGGTGATAAGCTTGTTGGTATTGCAGAACTAGAAGTTGAGGCTACTAACAATGCGCTATGGCCATTGCAACAAGCTATTGAGCAAATTAAAATTAAAGCAGCTGAGAATATTATCCTACGTGCTTTAACTACAATGAGGTATGATAAGGCTACTAGAGATTATTATAGCGGTGTATTTGGAGCTGCGTCTGTAGATGCTATGTTGACTGGAGCTGAAATGACTCTAGATGAATTAGGTCTTTCTCTCTCAAACAAAGTTTCCCAAACTCAAAAATATAAAATCATGGAAGCGGCAGAGACTGCTCTTAAAGTAGGCCGTAATGGTATGCCTGAGATTGAGCTTGCTGATTACACCATGATCATTGAGATGTTAGAGAAGGGTAGAATTAAAGAGGCTACATGGTACTTGAATTACAAGTCAGCAAAGAAGAGAAAGTATAATGATGAAATGGCTGCTCAAAACCAACAGGCACAATCTCAATCATTGATTGATTTAGAAAAAGCTAAATTGGATGCAGAAATTGCTAAGATCGAAGCTAAGAAAAATGCTACTATTGAACAAGAGACTGTACTCTCTCAATTAAGAATACAAGAAGCTCAAGCTTTACAGGCTGCTAAGACAGAAGGTAATATTGCTGAAATTAAGACAGAGGCATATCTTCAAGAACAGACTGGAGCAGAGATTACAGGATCGATGAGAAAAAAGTAAAATAAAAAACACACACAAATAATACACGTATGGAAAATGAAGTAAAAGCAACAAGCATCTTTGATGCATTGGGGTTATCTCCTGAACAAAGTAATGTACAGGAAAATGCTCCTGTAGTAAATAATACTACAGATAATAATGAAGCTCAAAACAATGAGCCTGCTGATAACACGCCTATTGAAGAGCCTACGTTTAAGGCATCTGACCTTAAGGCAATCTTTGGTGATTTTGAGTCTATCGATTCTATCAAAGAGAAGTACATGACTATTGAAGAGCGTGCTAAAAAGTTTGAGGAGTTTGAGCCTTATATTGCAGAGAGAGAAACTCTTGTTAGTCAATTAGAATCTCCTTTTGCAAATGAGAAGTTAGCGAACTTAAATGCCTTTATTAAAGGAACTGGAATCAACGACTTAGAAGTTGCCAATAAATTTGTTGGAAAAACAGCCTCTGATATGCGTGAAACTCCTATCCAAACTATGGCACTTGCTGAGGTAATCAAAGATCCTTCTTTATTAGAAGATTTGACTTTTGAAGAGATTTGCGAGACTATTGCAGAAGAGAATAACACCTATGTTAATGCCTCTAGTGAAGATATCCCAAAGACAATGAAAATGAAATTGGGAAAAAATATCTCTATAGTAGAAGAAAAATTAAAAAACATTGGTGAAAATAAAGATTTTATTGCATCTTTGCGTGAACAAATTAACACTCAAAAAGAAAGTGTTAATAAGTTAGTTAGTGATTGGAAGCCGATTGTAACAGAGGCATCAAAGATTAACGAACTTGACATTGAGATTGATGGTTTAAAAGTAAAGACTTCGGTGTCGGAGGAGACTAGAAACCAAATTAATCAAGAGGTCATGGGAATTATTTCTTCGAACCCTTTACCTGCTACCGAACAAAATATGGATGCTATAAATATGTACATCCGCACCCGTGCCGAGGCTTTGGAGGCGAAGAATGTATATAAAGCTCTAATAACCGCTGTGAGAGGGGAGGCCCAAGAAGCAGCTCTTAGAGAGTTCCATAACGGATCGGAAGTAGTTAAACACGAGAAGCCTGACGGTAAGTCTGAGAAGTCTCAACTACAGAGGTACTTTGAATCACAACAATAAAAATGATTCATAACTTTTAAACTTAAGAAAAATGGCAAATACATTTGCTCCTGTTTCGGGTGAAGGTTTAAATGGCGGTCTATTATCGTTATTTGACGCTTCATACACAAGTGGACTCTTGGTTCCACATTACTTACGTACCTTGAAAAATAAGTACGGTGACAACGGTCTTTCTGACTTCCAACTTTTGATGGGATTAGGAATGAAGCGTGGTGTTCAAAACATCACTGGATGGCACTGGGAAAAAGGTTTCTACGATGCTCCAATCAACGGTACTGTTGATGCAACTGGTGCTAGCCAAATCACTGTAGAAGTTACTGCTGAGACTGTAGGTTCTACTAACATTGATTTGATCTATGCTAAAGTTGGTCAAGTAGTTATGATTGCTAGCGAAGCAACTCTTCCTTTGGCTCGTGTATCTGCTGTATCTGCTCCTGTATCTAACGTATACACTGTAACTCTTGATGCTGTTCAAACAGGATCTCTTACTGGAGTTTCTGGTGATGTTACTTTGATCGTTGTAGGTTCTGCTTGGGCTGAAGGTTCAGACCAACCAACTTCATCTCAGTCTTTCTGGACTAAGTACAACTGGCAAACTCAAATCTTCAAAGAAACTTATGAGTTGACTGGTACTCAAAAAACCAACGCTCCTCAATTCATGGAAGTTGAGTATGGTGATGGTCGTACTAAGAAGATGAACGGTTTCTTCTACGAAGGTCAAGACGAAGCTGAATATCGTTTGATCAAGCAAATCGCTTTGTCAATGATCTTCGGTCAAGCTCAAACTAATGCTGCTGTTCCACAAACTTTCTCTGGTCTTGACGCTGAGATTGGTTCTCGTGGATACACTGCTGAGATTGGTGCTGCTACTGGATCTTTCGGTGTTGATGATTTGCGTACTATTGCTACTGAAATGTCTAAGCGTTACTCTAGCAATTTGTTCTTGACTTGGTTAACTCAAGAGTTGTACTCTGAAATCAACCAAGATGCTAACTCAACTAACTACTTTGGAAATGCTAACGTAAACGCATTGAACTCTGCTGTTGCTGATGTATTCTTTGGTGGAAACATGAGTGATGTTGAGTCTTTGACTGGTACTCTTTCATTCCAAGGTTTGATTGTTGACGGATTTAACTTCATGTTGAAGCAAGCTCGTTTCATGCAAGATCCAACTACTTTGGCTGCTGTTAATAACGATGCTTTACGCCGCCGTGGATGGGTTATTCCATTGAACAAGATGGCTGATGCTGAAGGTGTTCTTCGCAACCGTATCGAGTTGGTTTACAAGGAAATGAACGGATATAGCCGCTTCATGGAAATCACTGACGATGGACGTGCTTCTGCTCGTAAGATCGGACCAAGTGACGTTGCTAAACTTTACTTGTCTTCAGACTTAGGATTTGACTTCTTCGTATTGGAGCAGTTCTCTAAACTTGTTCCAACTGGGGAATAATCTTTAGATTAAATATAAAAAGGGGAGGTGAGTTTCTCCCTCCCTTTTTTTTCTTTTAACACACAAAAACACAAAATAAAAATATACACATATGCTATTTATAGATGGTGAAAAGTTCTCATTAGATACTGAAGAACTAAATCAACTTAAGTCAGTATTCCCTGACTTTATGTTAAAAAACAAATCTGTACGTCTTACACATAATGGTGATGTTGCAAGAAAATTGCAAACAAATAATCCCTTAGTGCCTTTCGTTTTTTCTAAACCAAAATATGGAATGCTATTGTTCCATAATTATATCGATCCTGTAACAGGAGAGCAAAGAGAGATTCGCTATAGCGATGGTCCTGCTCAATTTAGAAGTGATGGACGTAAAGTTTTTTCTCAAAAATCTATGCCAATAGATTCTAATTTTGTTTTCGATCCTCGTAAGCATAAGGAATTATTGTGGTTTGTATATAACTTTAGTGGATTATTTCGCAATGGATTAAAGGGAAAGTCTAACTCTCCTTATAAATTCATGATGCCAGAGAAAGAAGCTACAGAACTTGCAAACTCTCAAATGGCAGAAGCTCGTGCTAAAGTAGCAGTTGCAAACTTGACTAAGGAGCAATTGATTGCATTTGCTAAGAGTAATGTAGGTGTAAATGCAGATGACACAAAAGAAGTTATTGTTGCACGTATCTACAATGCAATGGATAAGAAAGCTGAGTACCGTGAATATGTAATTGACACTCTAACTCCACCTCAAAATAATGACATCTTAGATATCATTGAGAAAGCGTGGAATTTAGATCGTTTAGTTCCAAGTATGGATGGAACGCAGACAATTCTTATTTCAAATGGCAAAGAGGTAACTCTTGCAGATCTTCCTGTAGATGACAAGCAAGGACTGGCAGACTTCCTTTCTAAGGACAAAAAAGCCTTAAACCTTGTTAAGAAGGCTATTAGCTAAGAATATTTTATAAAAATCTGAAATGGGGTACAGTTTGTACCCTATTTTTTTTTATCTTCGTGGTATAATTCGTAATAAAAAAATGGCTACTACATTACACTTTAACATAACCACTAAAAAGGTAAAGGTTGATCAGGACGTTTCTCAAAATCTGTATGGTATTATCACAGGGCCATCAGGTGTTGCTTTCGTTACAAAAAATTCAATAGGAAATGAATTGATTGATGATGATACGCAGTCGATTTATTTTAATTTACCTCTTGATACGTCAAGCAATATTGTATATGGAACATATACTTTAAAATACGGAACTGAGGTTATTAATCCTAATGATCCTGAGACTTACACATCTGTATCTTTCACTTATTTAGGTGCTGATACTTTAACCTCTTGTTTTGCAGTAGAGCATAATTGCGATTATTATCCAACAGGATTAATTACAGCTACAGATAGCACCTATTACGGAGATAATTCAGGAACAGCAAAAAGTCCTGAGATCCTTTCTCGTACAATATCTTTATATTATCCAGATGGTTTAGTTAATCCAACACCTGCTGTTAATCCTGTTCAGGTAGAACAAGATCCTATTACTACAGGAAGCTATGCATTAACTGTAGACACTCTCGCTACAGGAATGTGGACAGCTATCATGGATGTTCAATTGTTGTATACTCAAGAAGATAATTTAGTTATTGAATATCAATTAAAGAAAACATTAAATCACAATGTAGCTTGTGTAGGTCAATTATGTTCAATTAATGGATGTATTGACGGCATGACTCAAGCATTTAATTCTGATGTTGCTTGTGGTGTTGCTACTCCTCGTTATGCGAAGCAATTGACTTTGATTAATGCCTACTACTCTCAATATCAAATGGAGAGAGCTTGTGGTAACACAGCTAAGGCTAATGAGTATTTAAACTTAATGAATGAGCTAGTTAGTGGCACATCTACTTGTAGTTGTTCTTCTGGATCTTGCTCAGGTTCTTGCGGATCTTCTTGCTCATGTGATTCATGCGGAGATGATAACACTCCACGTTGGATTAATACTCCTGGATCTACAACACAGTCTGTACTAGAGCAAATTCAAAGTGATATAACTAATATTAAACAGGATATAACTCAGTTGCAGGATGAAGATACTGATATCTGGAATGCAATTGAAGATATTCAAGGTGATGTAACAATTATACAAAATAATATTACTACTATACAAGGTAATATTGATACTTTACAAGAAGATGTTGAAGCACTTCAACCTACATATAAAGTTTATACTGCTTTGCTTTCAACTGTTGCTAATAATGCTCCTACTGCTGAAATACTTGAAAACAATATAGGATCTATTGTATGGACAAGAGTGGCTGAAGGATTTTACCAAGCGACTTTATCAAATGCTTTTACATTAAATAAAACTTTTGTTTTAGTTGGTCCTTATGATATAAATAATGGAAATGTTTGGTTCGTTAAATATTCTTTACAATCCGTTAACTCTATTCTATTGTACTCTCTTGATGAAGGCGGTAATTTAGTTGATGGGTTGGGCAGCAATATTCCAATTGAAATTAGAGTTTATAACTAATAAAATATGACACTAGACGTAATATACGAACAACTTTATTTAAAGCTTGGTAAGGATGCCTATGGAAACGTAGTTACTCCTGATAGCTTTAATAAAGCTTTAAGTTATTCTAATATAGAAAAGCTTAATGATTTTCTTTCTGTTTTAGAACAAGATGAGGAAATGATTGATAACCTACGTCCTTTTGTTGTTACTCTTGGGGATAGCAACTCATCACCAATTTATTTAGATGAATATGGCTATGCAGTTCTTCCTTCAGATTATGTAAGATATGTTCAGAGTAGTCGTATGGATTACACTAATAATGTAACAGGATCTACGGAAGTTTACAGGCATATTGAGATGTTAAGTAACAAAGAGTTCTCATATCGTCTTAGCACTTCTCTTTACTCTCCAACATTAAGTAGACCAATTGCTACAATCCAAAACGAAAAATTGTTAGTTAGACCTAAAGGAATTAATGATATTAGTTTTACTTACATTAGAATGCCATTAACTCCTAATTACGATTACGATTTTAGCGATACAACATTTCTTCCTGTATATCTTCCTCCAGGAACTGATCACGGATCTATTCCAGGGACAACAGTAAGACCTGGTTTTACTGCTGGAGATCCAAGTGAGAGTGTTGAATTAGAATGGACAGAAGATGTTCATCCTGATTTTATCAATGTAATGTATAAATTCTTTGCTATTAATCTTAAAGATTTAACTAGCTTACAGACTATAGAAATTGAAAAAGGTAAACCATAATGACTAAGAGAGACCTGATAGATTTAATACAAGAGCGTTTAGCTAGTGGTGATGTTCCTAATGATATTATGGGGCGTTACAAGTATCAGACAGTGTCTGCTCTTGTTGCCATTGTATATCAAGAGGCTGCAACAGCTGACAACTCAGTACTCGGCACAATGGTATTGCCATACGATTTAGCTGTAACGTGTGAGAACGGGAAGTATATTAGTATGCTTACTGCAGCTCCTGCATACGGTCCAATGAGCGTTAAGTATGCTACAGATTCTTGCGGTAATACTTATTACTCTCGTCAAAGTGATGACCAAAATTTATTCTTAAGTAGAATTAAGAATATGTCGAAGCCTGAGTTCTATGTTCGGGGCAAAAAATTGATCTGGACGTGCAACCCAAACTTTGATACAACTACAGTTTACATGGTTCCTAACTTTTTGGACATGGATGATAACGAGGAGGCAGTAATGCCTAGTTCTATCTCTGCTATTTTAACTCGTGTTATTGAATTAGTAAGAGCTACTGATACTCGCCCTGAAGAAGTTATCAATAACTCAAGTGAAGACAATACTCCTAAACAAACTAATTACGCTCAATAATGGAAGGTACTCCTGTAAAAAATATAGAATACGTAATTCAATCAGCTCTTAACCGTGTGAAGGGACAAACTACTGAGATCCCTCGTTTAGAGCAGATCGGTATAGAATGGATGAGTGAAGTTGTTAGAGGAACTACAGCGTTCCCTTGCCTTAAGGTTGCACACTTAGATATTAACTCGGTTAATCAAGTTGCCCTTCCTCCTGACATCATGCGATACACAAAGATCGCTCTTGATTACGGTGGGCGTTTGTGGACATTGGGATTGGATCCAAATATGTCTCTCCCTACAGATATGCAGGCTTGCGATAGTATTCCTCAAGCGAGTGCTACAGATATTCAAACAGGGGTGTACTTTATTGACCACTCATGGAACGGGGTTTACTTCCCAGCTCTTTTTGCAGCAGGTGGTGGTTTTAACCAAGCTTACTACAGAGTAGATCCAACAAATACTTTTATACAATTAAGTAATGATATCCGAGGTGGTAAGATTGTTTTAGAGTATTTAAGCACAGGTGCTGATATTAACTCTCAGACTCTTGTCCCTCACTACTATATTGAGCCAATGAGAAATTATATCATTTGGCAATTAGCAGAGTTTGAGCCACAGAAATATCCTGTGAATGCTCAGAACAGAGAGAGAATTTATACTGAATCCATGGCAGATGCAGCGATGTCTCAAGGTAATACTATTGATGAATTACTTGACGCATACTACTCAGCTCCTGGATTAAAACTACGATAAAATATGTACTCACAGTCAAACTTTTTTTACGGAGGTATAAACACCGATGATGAGGATCGCTTAATCCCAAATACAGATTTTAGAGATGCTTTATACTCTAGAAACTATGGGATTAATACCTCTGATGAGGGGGCTTTACAGTCAATGACAGGAAACCTATTAAGAACCAATAGCAATCTGCCAAGTGGTATTAATATCGTTATTGGAGCTTGTGAAGATACTGAGGGGAAAGAGGCAAGTACAAGTGGTAACTTGATTTTATTTGTGTGGAATGATTTTAATAATCACACAATTTGGAGATACAGCACTCAAGATTTAACTTACACAAAAATACTTGAGAGTTCTGTTCTTAATTTCAAATTAGATTATCCTATTTATCATGCAGCAGTTGTTAATAACTTGCTGTATTGGACAGATAATTATTTCAACTCTTATGAGGATAACGATTTTAATCCTCCGCGTAAGATAAACATTGAGAAGGCTATTCTTTATACTGAGTCAGGTGGGACAGATCCTAATGGATATTCAGAAATAACATTTGATAATTTAGACTGGATTAAACATCCTCCTTTATTCTCTCCTGATCCTGTATACTTTACAGACACTACAGAGACTGCCAATAACTTAAAGAATAAGTTGTTTCAATTCCGTTATCAATATATTTACGATGATAATGAGGAGTCCGCATGGTCTCCGATATCAATCATGGCACTGCCTCCAAGTGGAGAGTATATCTCTCAAACGGTAAATATTGATCCATCCGTAGATAACAGCATTAACGTGTCTTTGAATACGGGATCATCTATAGCTCGCCTTATTCGAGTGGCGTATCGTATTGGGAATACAGGCGAGTTTTTCTTATACAAAGAGTACGATAAATTAGAAGAAGGGTGGGCTGATAATACCACGGAAACCATTACATTTAAAAACGAGACGTCAGGACCTGCAATAAGCAACTTTGAAAGAAACTACGACCTAATACCTCAAGTTGCAAAAGCAATTGAATATTTGCCATCTAATCAGTTTGCAATAGCTAATTATGTTGAAGGTTATGATAAGATAGAAGTAACTAATAGCGATTTCCAATTTACCATTGACAGATATGAAATTGATAATACGGCATTTACAGCTCCATTAGCTGATTTTATGAATGTGTTTATATCAGTTGGATATAGATCTCAAGTTATCAGCTTGTGTAATTATGGAGGAGATGAATTTGTTAAATATAGATTTGAACCTGGCGATACAATTATTATTCAGTTAAAAGATTTAGATTCTACATTAAATAATACAGTTATCCCTGATACGGCTTTGACATTTGTAGTCCCTGAAATTGATGGAACAATTTACACTACAGACTTACTCAAAATAGCTAGGTTGAATGAATTGTTAATTGAATTTTTAGGAGAAAATGGAGTAAATGCTTTAACAGTCCCTGCTGGAACAATAACTATTGGAAGTAATATTATTTCATGGGACACTCTTCAGATGACTTCAAAAACATGGTTCAATCAAACAGAACAACAATTAGACACATCTAATACTAACTCTTACTTTTCAAAAATAACTGTATTACGTAATAATAAAGCCGTAAGGACATTTAAAACTGGGGCCACTCATGAGTTTGCTATTCAATATTACGACAGGGCAAATAGAGACGGAACTGCTATATTGATACCTGCTGGAGAAGTTTATAATCCTTTTAATACAGATCTTTCAAATAACAATCTAAATAATAATTTAGGGTTTAATAGACAGCCTTATTATACTAAAATGTTATTGGAAATTGCTAGCGATTTTCAACCGCCAGTATGGGCAACAAATTATCAAATATTATATAAGCCTTCAACTAATATTGCTAATTTTCAACAAAGATCTGTAAAATCAATCATATACAATCCTGATAATACAATTTCTTTAACTTTAGAAGATTATTACAAATCTGATTCAGGAAGTCAGTATATAGGTGCCACAATAAATCAAACGCCATCAAAAGGCGATTTAGTAAGATTTGTTAGAAAAAGAGCTTTATTTGAAGAAGAGAATAAAGATGTTCTTCGAACAATTGGAAATAATGAAATTACAACTAGTCTATACACTTCTTCCTCATACAATTTTGATTTAGCTACTTATCTTACTGAAGTATTTGATCCTGGATCTGACTTTAATCCAACAACAGGTGTTTATACAGTTCCGTCAACAGGGTTATATAATATGAGTGTTTTAGGAGATATACGACTATCTTGGGAAGATGGATTTGCGGATCCTAATTCGGTTGATTTAATTGTTCGTTATACTATAAATGGAGGATCTTTTAATAACATAGGATATCCTAATGGATTTGGATTCCCAAATTCTCCATTAACATTTTCATTGAATAATTATTCAAATAGTATATTATTAAATGCAGGAGATCAAATTCAATTTTATATTTTCGTTTCATTATTACCTTCAGGTCCAACATATTCACCAACGGCAACAGTTGACATAACAGGTTTGCAAATTAATGTATTAAATGGATTTGTTGATTATAGTGACTACAATTATTATCCTGAATATGTTACGGATAATATTAATAAAATACAAGAATTAAACGTAATGCTTTACGATCCAGCAGGAGGTCCTAATGGAGAAGAAATGATTACGGTAAATTATTTTGATTCTAATTTGTTAGGAAATTATTTACAGTACACTGGCACTAATCCAAATAGATCTTTAGTAAGTGGAGGTTTTCAAATAGAAATATACACTCCTAAAAAACAAAGTGAAAATGATCCTTGGTTTGAAACAGGAATAGAGTTCCCTGTGTTAAATCCTCACAAAGCAAATCGTGTACATGGTGGTAATATAAACCAAGTATTAAATATAACTAATGCTGAGTTGAATCTTGATTGCGGAGATGTTTATATTCGTCAAAGAATCATGTCAACAGGTTATGCTTATACTGGTGATTTAGATAATATAGGAGATGCTAATGATAATTTAGGAGCTTGGTTTTGCGAAGATCCTCACTACTCTGACTACTATATTTCCAATTGGAATAACAAAGGTCGCATAGCGTTATACTCTCCATTTGCCAAGAGACAATTGTTAAAATCGTCTGTATACCACACTAATGCCTTTATTGATAACACTCAGGTTAATGGATTAAGCCGCGTTGAGTTCTTTAATAACGTAGCCTTAAAAGAGGAGCATGGAGGCATTAATAAATTGATTCAGTTAGGAGATGTATTAAAAGCTTTCCAAGACAGAAAGATCACCTCAATATATGTTCAAAAGGCATTTGCTCTTAATGGAGACGGAACTAATAATGTCATTCTTTCTGATAAGACATTTGCAGGTGTACGTCCTCATGATGATGACTATGGATCTATACACTCAGGTTCTATTTCTCGTGTAGAGAATACAGTGTTCTTCTACGACTATTACAATTCAGCATTTGGAGTTGTTACTACAGGCGGTATTGTAAATATTTGTGAGCAAGATAAGAAATTCTCTAAAGGAGTTCGTGACCTTACGGCAAGAGTGAATAATGTTTATGGAGGATATAATAATGCCAACATTTGGTCTCATATTAATCGTAATAATAATGAGTACACTTTTTATGTAAGTGATAAGGTGTCTAGTAATATACCAGATAGAAACGAAATACCTATTGCTCGTTTTGCTGCTCCAAATCTTATTTTCATAACAGGTAATTACACAGGAACTTTTGCGCCAGGAATGCAAATATTTATTGAAGGTTCACCTAATGAGGAGAATAACGGTTCTTTTATAACAGGTAGTGATAGATATTTATCGGGATCAAATGAAACTGAAATACAAATACCTATAGTGCCAGGTTTTGTTACGGAAAATTGTAAAGATGTATTTTTGTATTATTACGATTCTTTTGTTGAAAGCGCAGGAGAAGGGCTATCATACTCATATGAAAGAAACAGATGGATTACTCGTCTTAATCATGGTGTTTCATTTGCAACTCAACTAGGTAGCAGAGCTTATTCTACAGGTGGTGGAAATATATTTGATTTTGGAGAGTTGTTTGAAGAAAATTACGGTGGAGAATTAACATTCTTAGGCACTCCGAGGACACAACAATTATATTTTGTTTTCAACGATAACCCTACAGTTGTTAAAAGATTTTACACTCATTTACAACAAGCTAATTATCCGTTCTATGTTGAGGTATCTGTTCCAGGAAATCAAACTTATCCTAATGGAATGGTGAGTGATATTCCTCAGGCGGTTCTAAAAAACCAAGAAGGATATTATGTCTCTCGTTATTTTAGAGACTTACAAGATCCTGCATTTACCTCTCCATTAGAAGCGAGAATGAATGGTAGAGAGCTTAGAGGTTATGTCTTGAAACACGTTTTAACAAACTCCGATACGTCTGTAAAGAAGATACTTATGAATGTAGGTGTTAACTTCGCAGCATCAGAACCAATAATACAGTAATTTTTTTGTATATTTGAACTTTAAATTTATATTGACATGATCAGTTTAGCAGCATTAGGAGCAATACAAGCGGCAGGCCAGATAGGCTATGGTCTATATCAACAAAAGCAAGCTAAGGATCTTCAGAAGAAACTTGGTCCTCAGCCTACGTATGATTTTGACTACGCTAAAAGAGGAGTTGCAGGACAGTTAAACCTTGCTCAAGGCGAGATGCCTGGTGTTACTCAACAGTTACAGGGCGTTAATCAGAACGTGGCAAACACTACTCAAAACATTCAGAACATGGCCCCTTCAGGTGCGGCAGGTCTTGGTGCTTTAGTTGGTGTTAATGCTAACGCTAATCAATCATACGCAGATATTATTGGTCAGGGTGCTATGATGAAGCAAGGTCTTCTCCAAAACTATTTGCAGGGTGTTGGTGGGCTTCAGGGATACGCAGATAAGGCTTATGAAACAAATAAACTATCTCCATATCTTCAACAAAGAGAACAAATACTACAACTACAAGGAGCAGGAACTCAAAACATCGGAGGTGGTATAGCCTCAGGTTTTGATACTATTGGATCTTCTATTGCCGCTAATTCTGTAGGTGACTTGACCTCACAGGCAGTAAGTCTTAGAAGTTTAAATCTTAGTGCAGATGCTGTTAAGGCCGCTGTAGCTGGATTATCTCCAGATGATGCAACATACAAATTATATAAAACATCTTACCCTCAATATTTCTAATAATGGCTTTAGAAACAAACGCTAGAATACCGAGTCCCTACGTATATCAACCTGTTGACTTTGGTGGTAAAATAGACGCTGAGGCTGCTAACAAAGCTGCTGCTTTAAAGGCAGGCATACAGGCTAAAAAGGATTTAAAGACAAAGAATGATGCTGCTCTCGCTGTAAAACCAACATGGACTGAAGAAACTGTTTTAAACAACACTATTGAGAATAAAGCAAATCAAATCCGTGATACATATAGTAAGATGGCCGCAGCAGGTATTCCAATTTGGGATGCGACTACCCCAGAGGGATCGGCATTTGCTGAAGAGATTGCTGGCCTCAATAAATTCTCTAACGAGATGCAGGGTTATGAGCAGGATATGAGAGAAATAAAATCTATTAAAGGTGCTGACAATGATGCTTATAATTTCTATGTTAAACAAATAGGTGAAGCTAAAGTACCTGAAGATGTAGCCAAGGTTGTTACTTCTTACAGAGAGAATAAAGATCTTCTCGCTAAAGCTCCTGATAATAGAAAAGCAGTGGCTACTGTAGTTAATAGTGTTCCGTTAGATACAGAAATAACGGCAATAAAAACTGCTGCTTTAAATATGAAGCAGATCGATTTGAAAAAAGAAATTCCAGATGATAAGTTGGAGCCTATTCTTCAAACAATAAAAAGCTCTCAAGAGGCTCAATTAGAAGAGAAATTGTTTGACTTTAAAAAAGAAAATGGGATAGATGATCCCGAGTTTGCTAATTACAGCACATACGATGAATATCTTGCGGATAAGATAAGAACTCAAGTTGCTTTACGTGCTAATGTTGGTGTTCAAGCTAAAGGAAGCATGGTAATTAATGTTAATAATGCGGCAGGTGCTAATCAAACAAATACGGGTAACACAGCTATTTCAGGTCCTGGTAATGTTGGTTATCAATTTAACAAAATAGGAGTTCCTGAAAATGTGGGTGGGGTAATAATGATGCCAATAGATGTTAGTGATGATGCTATTGCAAAGACTGGAGCTACAGTAGAAAACCGTGCTGGGCAGAACTATGTTAAACTTGAAGACCTTTGGAGATTTGAAGATAAGGATAATCCGCACTCTAAAATTCAATTAGATTGGGTTTGGACAGATAAGCAATCAAGAGATAAAACTTGGAAACCAGACCAAGGTAAATATTACACTGTAGATAACAAAGAGGTTGTTGGTAGACCAAGTAATATTATATGGGACCAAGATGGAAACGGATGGGCAGCCATTGATCCAGGATCAGGTTCTACTGTAAAGGTTTTGATATATCCTAAATCTAAAGATGCTTATGGTAGTCAAACTGACGTAACAAACAACTCTAAGCAAAACGCTAAACAGTTGTTAATTACTTTTGACGAAGCTACTCCAAAAGGCACATTAGGATCTGCTGCTATGAGTGATCCTTGGACTTCAGTAAATAATATATTTAATAGAAAAACTGGTTTGGTTACAGATTTTCCATAAGCTGTAAAACATAGAGTTTTCTTATTATCTTTGTTGAACTATAAAAAATATTCCTAATAATGGCTAGCACAAAAGATCTATACGATGAGTTAAAAGGTAATCCTTTTGTTAATATTAAAGACGACTATGAAACCTTTAATTTAAAACTAAAAGATCCTAATTTCTTAAACCGTTTAGATGAGGTCATGACCAAGTTTGGAAAAGACATCAACGCCTACGATATTCCTAAAAAAAAAAAGGATGGCGAGGACGAATCATCTCAGCCTACAGAGCAGCCATCAGCGACTACAGAGCCAACAGAGACGGGTGGTGTTAATGTAGATCCAGAGACAGGTCGTGAATTAGGCGCTGATGAGGCATTTATCAAGCAAGGATATGAGGATCGTGGGACGCATTGGTTCAATAAGACTACTGGTCAGATTATATATAAGAAAAGAAAAGAGGTAAATCAGAAGCCTGATATGCCTGTTGTTGATTTACAGGCTCCTCCTGAGGCTCCTGAAATGCCTGAGACTCCAGAGCTTGTTGCTCCTGAGAAACCAATTGAAGAGCAGGTATTAGAAACACAGGCAGCTCAAACTCCAAATGCGGATGTTAACAACTTAGATAAAACTACTGTAGTAGGTAGTGTTATTTCTGAGCAAGAGCCAGATGCGAACAAAGTAAGTAAGATTGTATCAGATGCTAATACTGTTGCAGGTACAGCTCTCAAGAAGAAGAAGAGAGGAACAGATGCTAATAAAGCTATTATAACCTATTCTCCAAGTTCTGCAAGTGATGTTGTCTACGTGTCTGATGGAGATAGGGTTGTCTCTATGGACAAGAGAAGTGATAAGTACTCAGAGATCATTGCGACTAACCCATACACTGTTCAGCTAAAAAATTCAGAGGCGTTTAAGGACCTTATTCAACTTCAAAAAGAAGGAAATAAACAAGGTTTTCAAAACTATTTAGAGACGGCAGGTAATCCAGCTGCACAAGAGGTTGCTGACCGTGCTTTTGGTGGTTTTACAACTGAGCCTCTTATAGAGTCTACTATCATCAGTGGAGATAATCAAGAGAGACCAACTCGTATCTCTAATAGCCCGTTAAACAAATTAAAACTTGACAACCTCTTTGGAGCTGCTGAGAACCTATGGAATAATATTATCAATAAAAATGTAGACAGACCTTGGCAAACAGAACAGCAGTATGATGCAGAGGATTTTATTAACAATGTTGATCCTAGTTTAAGTGAGGAGGAGAAGCAATCTCAACAAGCATTTGATTCAGCTTTTCAAACAGGAACAGAGCAACCAGATGTTAAAGAGCATAAAAAATTAAAAAAGCCAATGTATG